GTGGGTGCATATAGAGATGAAAATAAAAATGGCACTTGGTACTGCAAGTTCAGTTATGTGAATTGGAAAGGGGAAAAGTTATATAAGAAAAAAAGAGGATTTTCAACAAAGAAGGAAGCTTTGAATTGGGAAAAAGAGTTTCTATCACAACAAGCCGGGACGGTTGAAATGACATTTAGGGAATTCTTTGAACTGTATAAAAGAGATAAAAAGCCACGTATTAGAGAGAACACATGGCGAACTAAAGAAGCAATCGTTATGACTAAAATAATGCCATATTTAGGAGATTTGTTAATGAATGAAATTAGCAATGTAGCCATTATACAGTGGCAGAATGAATTGATGAAAATTAAAGATGATAGAGGTCAAACATACTCACCGACTTATCTTCGAACAATACATGCTCAACTTAGCAGTATCCTAAATCATGCTTGCAGATATTATAGTTTGAAAACCAATGTGGCAAGAGATGTTGGCACTATGGGAGAAAAAGAAGCTGATGAAATGTCGTTCTGGACACAGGAAGAATATGAATCATTTATTGAAGTGATTAAGGACAAGCCACAGTCGTTTTATGCATTTGAAATTCTTTATTGGTGTGGACTTAGAATGGGAGAGCTTCTTGCACTGACCAAAGAAAAATTTGATTTCAAGACTGGAACTATCAAAATTGATGAATCGTTGCAAAGAATTGATGGAAAGAATGTTATAACTCCACCTAAAACAAAAAAGAGCATTAGAAAAGTTGTTATGCCTGATTTCTTGGCAGAGGAAATCAAAATTTATCTGGATGGTTTTTATAAATTAAAGCCGAAAGACCTAATATTTAGTTTTTCTAAGAGTTTTCTACATCATGAAATGGATAGAGGCTCTAAGAAAGCCAATATAAAAAGAATAAGAGTGCATGATTTAAGACATTCCCATGTATCCCTGCTAATTGAACTGGGATTTTCTGCTACAGCTATTGCAGATAGAGTAGGGCATGAATCAATTGATATAACTTATAGATATGCACATCTGTTTCCGAGTAAGCAAAAAGAAATGGCGGTTTCACTAACACAGGTTAGGGCAAAATCTCAAAATGATTGGGAAGATTTATTGAAAGAGGATGAAGATGATGTTTAGACCGGAGTCATTGCAAAGAAGAACAAAGCAGATTAAATCAAATAATAAAAAGAATGAAGAAAATAGAAAGCGTAACCGTATTTTGAATTTTAGAGTTTCAGAGGAAGAATATGATCTGATAAATAAGCAAATTGAAATAAGTGGGTTATCAAAACAAGAGTATTTCATACAGCTACTTGGAGAACATCAAATCAAAATTATAGCTGACTACAGAGTATTAGATGCTATATCAAAAGAGATATTCCAGTTTGCAAAAGTGGTTAAAAAGTTCGGGAAATTAAATGAAGAAGAGCAAGATGTTTTGCTGTATATTTTAGAGATTTATGAAGAAATTAAACAAGAAAAAAGCCTTTAGCCAAAAGACCAAAGGCAAGATGAAAGTACAACTTGGTATTTCATCCCTGACAAGATTATTCTATCAGGTTGTACTTCCGTCAGCAACATAAAGATTGGAGGACAAAATGATAAAAACAGAAAAGTATAAACAAAATATTCCAATGGAATTAAGAGAATATAAACAGTGGTTATGGTTTAAGAAGATTAGGAAAATGGATTTGAAAGGAAGAGAAAAAACTCTCAAGATTCCAGTAAGTCAAATTACCTTGAAATCAAGCGATTGGAATAATAAAGAAAACTGGGCAGACTTTGAAACAGCAGTTAATAATATAGAAAGTAGTGGTTGTGATGGATTGTCTTTTGTATTAAGCAAGGATGATCCATTTCTTTGTATCGACTTGGATAATGTATCTCATGATATGAGAGAAATGTTTTGCAGAGATTTTCATGACACATATATTGAAACGTCTCAATCCGGCAAAGGACTTCACATTTTTGCAAAAGGGAAAATTGCTTATAATTTCAATAACCAAATTGAGAAAGTGGAAATGTATCAAAATAACAGATGTATTGCTATGACGGGGAATAGTGTTGATGGAACGCTAAATAACATCATAGACAAGCAAAAGGAGATTGATAAATACTATGAATGCTTTGCACCAAAAAAGAGCATTAGAGAGCAAATAAAAGCATATCAATCAGATAATGATTTACTGCCTGATGCACCTATAATTATAGAAACGATGTGCAAGCATAATACAAAAGCTAAAGGATTGTTTGAGGGAACTATCTCAAGTGGTGATGACAGTAAAGATGATTTCCTATTACTACTATTATTAAATAGCTACACACATGGCAATGAGGTGTTGATGAAAGATATATTTCTAAAATCTGCCTTAAATCGTATTGATGATAAGAGTAAAAGAAAAAATGAAGCTGCTTATATCAGATATTTGGAGGATAGTATTAAAAAAGCAATTCAGTATGGGAATCAAAGATATTGGGATTATAACTATCACAGAAAAAGTGTAGGTGATAGTCGTGACTGATTGGTTGAAATTTAATGACGATGAACTGTCGGATTATCTTAATAGAGATTTAGAATACACAGATAAGGGACAAATAAAGAGTAACACAACCAATATCATCACGGTGTTAGTAAATCCACTATTTTGCAGAGAAAAACAGATGATAGACGGAACAATTTTCTTTGATACTTGTAGCATGACAGTCAGGTTTTTTGGAACTTTGAAAGGTGAAAAGCAGAAAGAAAATGAGATAAGAAAATGGAACGATCACTTAACCAACCTTTTAGGGGTAGAGATAGAAAGGGAATTTGGCATTAAGTATTCAAAAAATAGAATGGATGATGCCATAACCTTTATTGCTCATAAAAGGGCGATAAATCTTCCTGCTATGTATATGAAATCTCTTGCGTATGATGGTGAGGGTTATATATCTAAATTGCTTCCTAAATACCTTGGAGCAGAAGATACAAAATTAAATGCCTGGATTATGGAGCATATGCTAGTTGGTATGGTAAAAAGAGTTTTTAATCCCGGATGCAAGTTTGATGAGCTGATGGTTCTTACGGGAATTCAAGGTGTAGGTAAAACCAGCTTTATAGAGAAGCTGGCTTTATTTCCTGAATGGTATTGTTCCTTAAACAATATTAAGGGCAAGGATGCAGTCAGTAATCTTGTTGGAAAAGTTGTAGTGGAATTGGAAGAATTTGTAGCTCTTAGGAATGCGAAAAGTGCAGATGAAGCGAAGCTGTTTATCTCTGCAAGAACAAGCACTGTAAGACTTCCATACGAAAGATTTTCTGCTGATGTAAAGAGAACTTGCATATTGATTGCAACTACCAATGATGCAACTTTTTTAGGAGACTTCTCAGGCGAAAGAAGATATCTACCTGTGAAAGTGAACAGTGAAAATATTGAATTACCAATCATGTACGATATAGAAAAATTTCCTGTACTGGAAACTATCACAAGAGAAGAGCATCGTAATATTGTTCAACATGATTTTGAGGGAGCTATCGCAGAAGCGGTATATCTTTATGAAAACAAACTTTATGATTTCTATTTACCTAAGGAGTTGCGTTCAGATTTGGATTTTGTTATTCAAACCCATAAGAGTGAGAACAGGCATGTACAAAATTTCTTGGACTTTATGGAATGGAAATCTACAAAATCAGACACTCCAGATTTGCTATGCTCTGCTGAATTTACAAGTAGATACCCTGAAACCAATGAAAAAGTATTTTCGGAATTGATGGCAAACGAAATGGTATATGACTGGAAACTTGAACCATCTGTAAAAAGCAAGAAGGTAAGAATTGACGGAGTGGTTCGGGTTAGTAAGAAGTTTTATAAACGAAATATTAATACAGATTTTGTTGAGGTTAATGCAGAGGACATACCATTCTAATAGTTTTGAAAAATTCCGCTACCGCTACTTTGCTACCCGTAAGATAAGGTGGTGAGGTAGTGGTAGCGATAATTTTTAACTTTTATAGAATTTACCTAAACGAAGCATACAGTATTTCTGTGATAGTTAAAAGTATGAAAAAGCTTGATAAATGGAATGCAAAGTTCACTTTAGTAGCAAGCACAGTAAGTGTGTGTACACTTACAGAAAAATGACTTTAGAAATCAAATCGGAGATTTAATTTCGAGCAACATTTTTAGCTTGTTAGGGAGAACCCTAAGACCCCAAAACTTAATAGAAGGAGGATATTTAAGATGGAAAATAGAAAAAGAAATGTAAGGTTGAGATTTGATTTAACAGATAAAGAAAAAGAATTATTTGAAAGGAAAAAGGAAGAAAGCGGAGCGAAAAGAATGAGTCATTTTATACGAAAAACAGTTTTAGAAAAGGAAATTTATGAAGTTGATTTGGAGCCTTTGAGAGATTTATACGGAACATTATCCGTTGCCACAAATAAAATAAATCAGATTGCCAAGAGGATAAATCAAACAGGAGTTATTTATAAGAGTGATATTGATGATATGAAGAAATCTATTGAAGAGTTCTCAAAAGAAGTGTGGGATATACATTCGTTGTTGCTTAAGAACATCAAATAATTGAAGATTTAATTTTATATTAAATAACTATCAGTAGATCTAAAATTCATAAATTAGAACTGATATATTGAAAATATTAGACCGATATGGTATAGTAATTATACCGTTAAGAATGGAGGGAGCCATGATGTCTAACTTTTTTGTTAATGATAAATTTAAAGTCCTTGAATGTATGGAACAGAGACAAATTCAAGTTAATGATGAATCAATAGTTAAATTATCGCAGCAAGAGATTGCAGATATATTAGGTTTTACGAAAACAAAAGTAAATAATATAGTTAGAGAACTGAAGGAAAATGGGTATTTGACTCAGCTTAGTTCAAGAGGAAAGTATATATTAACTGATATTGCAAATGAAGAAATTAATAAAATGAAGAATGAGGAGGCGACAAAATGAACACAAATACAATGCCATTAGAGGCAGAAACAAGAGTGCTTATTGACAGAAGCCTCGAAAATCTTGGTTGGAAATTCAAAGGGAAAGATAAGAATGTATTTTTTGAACAACCTAGAACAGAATCAGAGAGAAAAAAGTTGGATGGCAAGCGTCCGGATTATGTTTTATATTCTAAGGATAGTGATAAACCGCTAATCATTATTGAGGCTAAGAAAAAAGGATCACGTATCGATGCTGCATTAGAACAAGGTATTAGTTATGCGAGAGCATTAGAAGCACCATTAGTATTTGCTACGGATGGAGTATTTTGTAAAGCGTTCCATACTGTTGCAAATCGTGCACCAATATTAAATGGTGAAGAAGTTGATGAATTTATTCGTGAAGCTCTTGCACTACGTTATTTAGCTACATACGAGGTTAATACTGTAAGTCCTAAGGTTCAGTATGACAGAAAGGAACTTATTAGAATTTTTGATGAAGCAAATAATATGCTTAGAGGTGAAGGCTTACGTGCTGGTATTGAACGCTTTGGGGAGTTTGCAAATATACTTTTCTTAAAACTTATCAGTGAAAGTGAGCAAATTAAAAGAGAAAGTGGAATAAAAACAAATTTTGATATTGCTTGTAGTTGGGATAGTATAAAAAATATTCCGATTTCAACACGTATAGAATATATAAATAAGACTGTTTATGAAAAATTGAATAACCTTTATAAAACAGATATATTTACTCCTCTTCAAATACGAGACACAAGTATTCTAAAAGAAATTATGGATAAATTGGATCCTTTAATGCTTACGGATGTTGATAGTGATGTTAAGGGAGATGCCTTTGAATATTTTCTTAAAGCTTCAACTTCTACCAAAAATGATTTAGGTGAATATTTTACTCCAAGGCATATTGTGAAAACAATGGTGCGTTTGGTCAATCCGCAAATAGGTGAAACTATTTATGAGAAGAAGATTAAGGAATGGATACACAAACCTACACTTTATTCTCTTCAAAGTGCTTAAATTAAAGGATTTAAGAAAAATCAAAAATCGAATAGAAATAATCGTTGTTCTAGCTAATCGAAAGGCTAGATTTTTTTATTTTAGGTGTGTCAATTTCAACGACAAGGGGGTCAACAAAATTATTTGGGGTGTGTCTTGATATTACTTGACTTATTTGGGTTTAAGAGTGATGTATATTAGCCAAGGAGGTCATTGAAGTGAGAGAAGTCAAACAAATAATAAAAGACGAGATGGATTATAGCCTTTGTAAATTGTTACTGGACTATTTATATTTCATAGAATTAATAGATGAAGAAAAGTGGATAGATACAAGTATCGAGGTAAAAGAGAAATATGATCCACCAACACTAATGCTGGAGTAACGATATGGGAAAAGAAGTAATTAAGCTTGAACCGAAGTTCCCACAACTCATCAAAGTTGAGAAATTAAAAGTTGCTGCATATGCGAGAGTGTCAACAGAAAAAGATGAGCAGCATAATAGCCTAGAAGCGCAAAAAGATTATTTCTTGAAGTATATAAAAAATGAACCGGAATGGGAGTATGTAGGATTATATTATGACGATGGTATTTCAGGACTTAGTAAAAAGAATAGAGATGGTTTTAATAGCCTTGTGAAAGATGCACTTGATGGGAACATAGATCTAATTGTCACAAAATCAATAAGCCGATTTGCTAGGAATACTGTAGATACCATCAGCACAATTAGAAAACTAAAGAGGGAAGGAGTAGGTGTATTTTTTCAAAAAGAAAATATTTATACTTTGGATAGCAAGAGCGAGTTTGTTTTAACTCTTATGTCCAGTTTTGCTCAAGAGGAATCTAGGTCTATTTCAGAAAATTGTACATGGGGACAGAGAAAAAGATTTGCTGATGGTAAAGTGTCAATTCCATTTGCAAGGTTTTTAGGATATGACAGAGGTGAAAATGGAGAACTTGTTGTCAATGAGAAAGAAGCTAGAATAGTTGAATATATTTATTCTTTGTTTATTTTAGGATTTACATTTAGTGAGATAAAAAGTGCGCTTGAATTCTATAAAATCAAGTCCCCAGGAGGAACTGATAGTTGGAATCATCAAAATATAAAATCAATATTAACCAATGAAAAGTACAAGGGAGATGCACTATTACAGAAATCCTTTACTGTCGATTTCATGACTAAAAAGAAGAAAAAGAATGAAGGTGAACTTCCTATGTATTATGTGGAAAATAACCATCAAGCAATTATTCCTAAGAAGATTCACGATTATGTTCAAAACAAAATGAATAACGATGTAACAATAAGAGTTTCTCATTTAGGAGGTAAAATTATCTGCGCCAAGTGTGGTGAATATTTTGGTCGCTTTAAAATTCATCCAGATTGGTATGGCGGCAGATGGGCTTGGAGATGTAGAAACAAATACAGCAAAAGCAATAAATGTGTAATGAGACACCTTTATGATGATAATGTCCATCAAGCTATAAATGTTGCTGCATTTGAAGTTCTTTCAGCTAGAAAAGATCTAATTACTTATGTCAGCAAGATTACTGGTATTACAAGCAGAAAGATAAATAAGATAATAAAGGAAATGGGCGTTGATTTTACAGGGAATTATCAAATACTAGAAAATATTATTGATAGCATCAAGGTTAAAGAAAGCCATGATACTACTTTTTTATTTATTGATGGTAGCAAAGCAAAAGGCCATATATTTGGAACTGGAAAGACAAGAATAAAAGGTGTAAGAGAAGGTAAGACACATAACTATGGAAATAAAAGCATAAGACCAGAACCAGAGCATTTTGATGAATTTGTTAAATGGCTAAAAGAAGAAAGCGGTCTATCAGAATCAACTCAGAAAAGCATAAGAAAAAGAACTAGACTTGCTCATAGCATTTGCAAGTTAGACGATATTGAAGGGTATATTGAGAAACTTGAAACTAGGGCAAAGTATAAGAAACTGGATGATGGTGTAAAGTCGAATGTGAAGTATGCGTTCAGAGTGTATTTTAGGTTTTTGGAGCAGTGTAAGTAGAATAAAATAGCATTTGTATTTTATGTGTAGGGCGTTGCAGTGACAAAAAAAGAGGTGTCCCCACCAATAAGTGCAAATAAAAAGTAGCCTGCAAATTCTGCAAGCTACTAAAAATTTAGATAAAGATTTACTTAATTGCGGATTTTCTCAAAAACTTCAGGCATATTAAGAATTACATTTAAAGCCTCGTTTCTGACATTGTGGTTAGAACAGTCAATAAGAGATTTGCTTAATTTAATACCCTTATTTGACAATTCTATAATGTATTCTGGATGTTGCTTTATATATGATGCAGTTTCGCGACTAAATCCAATCCTTTGCAGCAAAATAGTGCTTGGATTTGTCGTACCATATTCAACATATTCATACCAATCATTATCAAATGAAGTTACTCCATGTATTCTTTTATACTCGTTTGAAAATTTCAAAAAATAATTTGATAGACTGAAAAGAATTATGTTATCAATAACTTCAAGGGTATCTGCAAACAATATATTTCTAAATTCTTTTGTATCTTGATAATACGCCATTTGAGTTTTATTAATCCAGAAATTATTAGGATTTTCCCTATGAAAGTCTATGCCTTTATTTATAATATTGCTTAATCCAAAGCCAGAAATCCACTGAAGTAGTAATACTCCGTACCATCTTAACTTTTTATGTTTTCCGTCAGTGATTTTACCTAGTGTTGAATATTCGTATTGCTCCCATTTGAAAATATCACAAAGTTTTTCAAGAAATTCCATTACATCATTGTACCTGAAATGACCTTCTTTTCTTTCTGGATAGTGAAGCCCATTTCTAATTGCCTCGGATAAATTTAATGATTGGTCTGCAGAAATATTTATGTCATCGTCTGGATGAAAATTATTCTCTTTTAGTTTATTTCTTATTGAAATTTCATCTTCAGAAGATAATAAATCAGAGAATGAACTGCGAACTAAGCTGCTGTTATCAGAAACAATATCTTTTGCCAATATCAAGCTAAATTTTCTTGTTAACTCATAAGATTCTTCGCTTTGTCTTTCATTTCGTTTTTTTATTTCTACATTTCCTGATTTTAATGTCTCGATGATATATTTTCTTTCTGGATTGGTTAGAACTCCGGCACCAGCTTCTACTGATAAAATTTGCTCAGGAACTTTAGTTTTTAGCATTTCAATAAATTCTGATTCATCTGATTTATCGTCTTGCTCAGTTACGAATATAACATTACCATAGAGGTTATATTCAATTCGTCCGACTCTTCCAATAAGATTTCTAAAGTCAACGGGAGTCATTTTACGTGTGAATATCTTTTTAGTAGTAATAAATAAGTTATCGGCTGGTAGGTTGACTCCTTCAAGTAAAGTGCTTGTGCAGAATAGTGTAGTAATTTTTCCTTTACGGAATAAATCTTCTATACGCATCCTAATTGACGAAGGCAGATAACCAATATGGTATGCAATACCTTTTTTAACCATTTCAGCCAAATAATAGTCTTTATGTACTGCACTAGAAATATCGCGAGATAAAACATCTAATTCTTTATCATTTAGTAGATTTAGCCTATTTGCAAAATTTTGAGCTGTTTGAACAGCCTTGTTTTTTGAATTAAAAAATACTATTGTTTGTCTATTACGAGATACCTCACTATTTCTATTGTTATATTCAATTACATGTAAAAAATCCTCTAAAGTAGCATTTTTATCGTTTATTTTGGCTATATTGATAGGTGCTTCGGTATGAGGATTATATACAGAAACATCTTTGCCTTTAAGATCAAGTAAAAACTTGATTTGTGTAACAGGAGAAAAAGAGGTCTTTAGAGCTTTAAAATTATTTTTACTAATATCTGTTAATAGTCGCAAATACACCTCTGGATTAGGAATATTTGGAGAGGCGAAAATAAACTTTGGTGGAGTATGTCGCTTATTTAACATATCTACAGTTTTATAATAAAAGGGAGCTCTGCTATTTTTTGCTGATAGTTTATGAGCTTCATCAATAAATAAATAATCTATTTTAAGATTAGGATGTGCGATAAGCATATATAATAAGCGTTCGGGTGTAACAATATATATGAAGTTATGCTCTCCCTCTAAAGCAATATCACTCGAAGCCGTAATTACTTTATAATTATGCTGCTCTAAAAGTTCATTAAGATCCTCACGAATAATCTTTTGAGAGACTTCATTAATTAAAGCTTTTGTTGGTACAACTATAGCAAAATTTTTTCTTGCATTATTTTCGATTTGCTCTTTTATAAACATCCTCATTAAGAAGGATTTACCCATAGATGTTGGAGCGGAGTAGCTAAAACACCTGTCGTTTAGATGATCGTATACTTGCTTTTGAGCCGATAGAAAATGCAAATTTTTTTGAGATGGAATTCTTAAGTAATCTTTTTTGAATTCAAGATAAGCTTGGCTTAAAAAGAATGGTTCGTTAAAACTTGTACCTAAGATATTTATTCCACGACTATTATCAGTATTTGAGAAGACAGAACCTCCAAATGCTTTGATACTATTGCTATGTGGAAATAGATAATTTAATAAAACAATAATCTCTTGAGCCCACATTTTCTGTTGTTCAGATTTTTCGTTATGGTTTGATTTTGAAAGCAAATCAGCAAAACGAAGTAAGTCATTGATTTCATTGTTATTTAATGTGTCTGTATTATCTGTAACTTGTAGAGTTTTCTTAGCATATGAAATCAAAGTTTTTTCATAAAGATTATTTAGATATGCGTTATTTTCTATATCATTAAAAAGTAGATTACCAATTTTTACTTTATTATCACTCATAATCAAACCTCACTTATATCAGTAAATCTTCCATTATTTTTCTCTTATCATTTTCTGCATCATTGAATGGAACGATATAGAAATAAAATGAGTGGGTATTCAGATTTAAGTTGTTTATTTTTGCTGTAATGTATGAAGAGTGTTGTTTTATATCGGTTTGCATTTTTGCATCCATAGCTTTACGAAAATCAATGTTTGATCTACCATTAGGATTTAATCCTAGAGAGTATCCTAGAAAAACTCCATAGGCTGTATCATTTATTACTGGGTTATTTCCTTGTGGGAGCATAATATCTATGATTCTTTTTGCAGTATTGGTATCAAAAGATTCTTCGAAAATGCGATTATCTACAAGCATTGCACTTGTATTGTTAGTATCATTCTCGATTCTTTCAATCGTAGCAAACGCGTTATCTATTGCTGAACGTATGTCTCCATTTATTTCAGATGAACCAAATACTGTCTGATAACATGGAATAGGGGATCCTGGGAGTTCTAGCAAATGGATAGCATCACTATATTTACCAAAACTAGAAGACGAAGCATTTAATTCAACCTTACTAAATAGCTTTGGTGCTCCAAGAATATCTTCCATAAATGCATACAGAAGAATTTCTCCTAATTCATTGCCAGTACCCTTAGTATCAGCAGGACCATTTTTTTTCATAATTCTGAGAGCTTGAATTCCAATGGAATGGGGATTAGTAGTTTTGCTTAACTTTTCAACTTGAGCTCTTGAAAAGACATATTCACTTATTGTTCCAACCAAAAAGTCATTTAAATTGGTATAAGTAAATAAATTGCTACTAACAGCAAGATGAAAGAGGCGTAGTTGTTCGGGATTAACTAGGCCTAGGGTTTCATTATGCTTTACCTCTGTGAAAATAGAGTTAAGGCTATTTCCTTTTATAGATTTATTTATTACAGAACTCACTACGTTCCTCCTTTCATTGTGTTATTGAACTTTATTCAAACTTACCATCTGTATCAAAGATATGGTTTAACTCTTCATCTGTCATTGCTCTGGATACTTTATCGCGAACCGAACTCATAGACATATCAAGTCTCTTAAAACGTAAATTTCCAGCAGCATCTTTTCCTTTTCTGATAAGCTCAATCCTACCAACTCCTGGATTTTGTCTTGCATACTCTGCAAATCCTTTAGCCTTGCCAAGATTATCATTAAAAGCTGGATTATGTGGTTCTAGCACATCGATGATAAATTCATCTGGCATCACTGGATCTTTGCGGATTACTATGAAATCTGGATATGTTGGCTTTGTATCACCATCTATCTCGTAAGGAATACATAATGACCAAGATGCTCTAGGTGGATTTCTAAGCCAACATATGAAATCATCTCGATTAGATTCTTCATCTAAAACGCCAGATTCCCAGTCATTTAATTTCATTTTTGCAAATCCATCATCATTCACAAAAAGGTGATCATAGTATGCTTTGCCATCTGGGTCATGGGCGACGGTAATTGTTTCAGGAAGACGGAAATTATGTTTGCTTATTACATCTCCATCAGAAACTATGCGGTCGTATTGCTTACGGTAACTATCTGTTAATTTAGTCATGTATCTACGGTATTTATCATTTATTTCATGATATTTGAATTTTGCGTATTTGTTTAAATTGGCAATACATTCATCGTCTGCTGAAAATAGTATTACATCAATCTTTAGGTTTACTAAAAGATCTGGATTAAAATACGAATTCAGGTATTCATTTCCAATACCTTCAGATCCAAGACGTGTTTCTGCTAATCTAAATTGTCTATCAATATCTGCATCAGTTGTAAAAAACGAGTTCTCTCCATAACTTGATTTCATTGATTCCCCAAATACATCAAAGACTTGTGTCGATAACTTGAATTCTTTAGCTTTTTGTACAAGTTCATCGTATACATTTCGAGTCTTAAGATTTTCAACATAACTATTTATTAGTTGCACAATTTCCTTATGTGTTTCAGGTAAAACGTCTCTATCCATACTTGTTTGACTTAATAGGCGAGCAAGGCTAAACATTGATTTTAAGTAGTCATTAATTCGTATCTGTCTTACGTTGTAAGTCAATAATCCGGAATCATTTATTGCTTTTACTATTTTCTGACGATCTATGGTAGATGAACCAGTAAATTCATTATCCTCTATTATCTCATGATCTTTAGTTAGAGTAGTTTTGCCACAATTATCATCTGAATTATTTGGCATAGATGATTCTATATCTGTCTCTACAGTTTCAGTGTTGCTATTATTACTTGGAATTAAACTGTTATTTTCTTTGGAAGAAATATTTGTAGCTGTTGAAACATTATTTTTTTCTGGTTGATCACTAAAATTGCTATTATCAAATCCAGCTCCTGAAAAATCAAAATTCTGTTGACCAGGTATCTGCAGTGTAATATGTGAGGCTCTTCTTTTTGGAGTTATTGTTAATGTTTCAGTTTTTTTGTTTTCAATAGATTCACCATATATATCTGTTGGAATGCTGCCACCTTCTTCTGACTGTAAAGCCTTTATTACATCATCAACAGTTTCTTTTTCAAAGAAAGGCAGATATAGATGCACATCATTTAATGTATCATCTACTTGAATGTGCATTTGCATAGGTGTTCTTATCATTCTTCCTAGAAGCTGCGCAATATATGTAGCATCTTTAGCCCTACGAAAACTCATCATCGTTTCTGCTCTTGGACAATCCCATCCAGTTGAAAGATTTTCCTTGAAGAATACTACTTTGATTTTTTTATTTTCCTGAATTCGTGAAGGTTCTTCATATGGAACTTCTAGACCGGAGATTGTTATTGAAGAGTCAGTTTCACCAAATGTATGAACTACTTCTCCTTTAACAAAGTTCAAACCTGTTCGTTCTTCAATTTTTTTTAAGCATTCATCTAAATCTGTAGCAGAAATTGTTGATTGTGTACCATTTTCAACTTGAACGACAAAAATAGGATTAACATAAGCATAATGTTGTTCATAGCAGTACTGCGTCCAGTGATCCCATTTATCCTTCCAATCATCAGCAGCTGCCTGAAGAACGGCCATTGATTTATTTACAGAAGATTCTTCAGAATATGATATTACGATTCTATCTTTTAACAGGCCAGAAGAACGGACTTCTTCAGGTGACACTACAACTTTATGAATAGTAGATGACGTCCCCTCAACAAGTGCATTAAAACGTTCGGAAGTTGCTGACATGCCAATAACGACTGGCATAGCAGGGAGTTTATCTTCCTGGCTGCCTTTTAAGAACTTTTGCATAATTGTTGTTGCCTTCGCTGCATCTTTGTCTTTCATTCCTCGATGTGCTTCATCGATAATAAAATATAAACGGTTTGATTTTTCCGTAATTGTATTTCTTAATGTTTCCCAAATGGTGAAAGAACGACCGTCGCCAGTCTTTGTAAGGTTTTTACCTTTTCCTATTTTTTGAGTGTTTAAGAAATATATATGGCCGTCTTCTAAAAACTCTGCATCAAAATTCTCGTCATTTATAGTTTGACATTGACCAAGACGGATTTTGTCAGCTTTTGTATCGATTTTTAATTTAGATTGTTCGTTTAATTCTGGAGAATCAGATAGCCATACAAAAATAGCATCAGTTTGTTCTGGATAGTTTTCATCTCCGAACAGAATGCTTTCTATAAACGCAGTCATAATGATAGTTTTTCCAGCACCGGTTGGAGCTGTGAAAGAAATTACTTGCGGTGTATGCGTTCTTTGATAACTGCCTAAAGCTTCTGCCGTATTAATACGGAGATGTTTAAGGGCGAGTTCTTGAAATGGAAATAATGATACTTTCATGGTTTACCTCCCCGTATTTATCCTAAAATTATCTAAATAATCTCTGTATAACTGATATGATTTTTCAATGTTTAAATGTGAAATCATTTCTCTATATCCGCCTATTGAGTCAGTAACAATGAAGACGTTGTTAATAGAACTTTCTGTATTTATTTTCTCTTTGAACTCAGAAAATTCGTGTTCATCTATAAGAACAGCAAAGTCATTTTCTGGAAGTATTAACATTGACGGCAAGTTTTTAGTCGACAGTTCTGGGCACTTGCCTATACATCCGGTTTTCATCCATAAAACAGGTAAAAGTTCTTTGAATTGTCGTCCTAACGCGACAGCATTTTTATCAAGAAAACCAAGTTTAAAGAAGGCGGCATTAGATTTGAAACCGTCTGACATATCAAGGGTTGTATCAAGGTATGTTCCATTTAATGGCTTTTCGTTTATATCTATCCCTTTAATAGAACATACTGTTCGTGGCCAAGTTACATAATGGGCGATACCTAGTTTTTCCCATTCTGGATCACCTGGTTTATATCCGCCTTTTCTCAATTTTTTTGATTCTTCATCAGATACCTCGTTATTTGTAACCATAATACATCTACGGTTTCCTCCATCTTTTGCATTTAATAAATTAATTGCATGAAGTGTTGTACCAGATCCAGCAAAAAAGTCTAAAACAAGTGCCTCTGGTTTATTAGCTACAAAAAAATTCAATGTATCTCTTACTGCATAGAGGGATTTTGGAAACGAAAAATGTCTTTGTTGAAGTATTTTAATTAGTAAGTTTGAACCGTTAACACCTGCATCGTGAGAAGAAATATTCCAGCTGTTTCCAGGAATAAAACGAATACTTGTGTTTGTATTATCACAATCATCAAAAACAATTCCGTTATCAGTTTTAATGAAATTTCCATATTCACCAGATAGTGTACGATTTCGATCTCCACTTTTTACATAATATATAGCAGCACGATTGTTTTTTATAGGTCCACACTTCAAGAAACCTTGTTCTAGAAGTTTATTTGCATTTTCCGGAGTTATTTGCCAGCGCCCTTCACTTCCATTTTTACGCATTGGCCATACAGGAATCGTATTTTGAGGTGTTTCATTTACACTTTCTTTATTTACATCAAGAGCAATGGAAGAACCTATAGAGTGGATTTTGTTGTCTTCAGTACTTACATAAATAGGGTAAAAGCATCCAGGACTATTTTTTCTAAAACCAGTTGAATCTGTTCTGCTTAAGGATGTCCAGTGCATTTTCCCACGTACGGTTTTCTTGTTATCTTGTTGTACAAGCCATTCAGAACTTAATTCTAATGCATTTGGAGATGATTTACCTAAAAATACAAAGAAAATATACTCGTTAACTCTGCCAAATTCACCTTCTCTAGCTACAGAACGGACATTAATAACGCTTGTAACCATTTGAATTCTTGACGAAGGGAAAAGTTCCTCTAATAAACAACCAAGATGTAAATACTCTTTTTCATCTATGGTTACTATTAGAACGGAATCTGACGAATTGAGTAACTTTTTTGCCAATCTAAGTCTTTTATCCATCATTGATAACCATTTGCTGTGCCTATATGAATCAGAAGAATCTACATAGTCATTATTGTACTTCCAGTCTCTCGCACCAGAATTGTAGGGTGGATCGATATATATACAGTCTACTTTTTCAGCATATAAGTACTCTAGTAATTGAAGTGCATGATAATTGTCTGCTTCAATTAATGTGTGCCAAAGATTACTATCTGGAGCGTTACATACAGAGTCGATTGGTTTAAGATAAGGGTATATTGCCTCACCGAATTCAGCAATTGTAACAAGATCTTTTAATGGCAATTCGACTGTTTCTTGAGTGCTCTTATCTAGACAAATAGCAGTGTTTTCAACAATATCTTTCACTATGTAAATAGCATTAATCTTTTTATCCTTAATTGCTACTTTGCTACCAACATGAACTGGAACATCAAACAGAGGAGTGCATTCAGGCATATGTTCCTCAAAAACAAGACCAAATTTTTTTTGTTTTGATAGCTTATCTATTTCTTCTTGTATTCTGTTTTTCAAATCAGAATCTTGTATTTTATTTATTAAATCGTTAATTACAGACATTTTTGTCTCCTTCGTTTGAATTGTTGAGAGGAGAATTAGTTGATTTTTCCTCAGGTGTTTCTAATTTATAGTTGTCATCAGAAGCTCCACCAGATCTAATCCATTCATCTACTTCTGATATTTTAAATTTCCAAAGACGACCTACTTTATACGCAGGCATTTCACGTTTTGCTATCCATTGTAGAATAGTTTCACGTCCAACACCAAGGTAGATTTGAATGTCTTTTAGACTGGTCCATTTTTCGATTTTGTTATTCATTAAAAGCCTCCACTTTAATCTGGTATAAAAGTAACTTTAATTCTTATATCAAATGTGTTTCTATTTGGGAAACAATCATTTCCATCGCTATCTTGCATAATATAATGGCATACGAATTCGCCTTCAGATCCTCGTGTTTCGAACTCTATAGTTTTTGTAAAATAATTGTTTGGCTCAATATCGGGAATATTGATTTCACGTTCTGCCTTGGGAATAGGGCAGGACGTTTTTTCTTGCTTAAAAATAAGCCTTCGATTTATCCAAGGAACTGATCCCGAATTTAAAATATTAATCTTAACCTGTATTACTTCATAAGTTTTTGCATCTATCCATTCAATACTTGAAATACGGTTTGCAGAATCGCCATCGTATAAGGCTTTGTGATATTTAATACCATTTGAAATATGGCCAGCCTCAATTTTTTGATATTCAGAAATAATGATATTTTCAACATCATTTTTTTTACTGGTAAAGATTAAATGGTATTGACGTGCAATCGCAAGCGATAGCATTTTCTTATCAGGAATAATAGATTTTGAGAATCCAAATGAAATAGAAAGATTTTGTAAATTAGAATCTTGTATGTTCTCAAAGCAAAAATTAGATAATTTTTCTTCTGAAAAAGAAGCTAAAGCATCCTTCTTCATTTTATCAGTAAGTTTTTTGCTTCCGTTACAAAGTTTTTTTCATAATCATGGTCACTATATCTTAAAGCGTTTGTAGGATTACAATCTAGTGCTTCAAATAATTTGAATACAAACATTCCTTGGTTACTTATTTTTGGTTTACAACTCTTTTGAATTGGCAAGCTGCACTCTGAAAAGTTCATTCTAATTTCCTCTCAAATAATCGGTCCCATAATTTTAAATTATCAGTCCCAAAGTCCCTTTTTAGTCATAAGTAAGTCCCTTTCCTTCAAGGTATCCTATGAGTAGATAGATGAGAGAGTGGACTAATTATTATCTAATATTATATACCATATTGCCATCTTATTCAATATAAACAAGTATAAATGGTTGATAATCCACTAAAATCGTCTATCGGCCCAATTTAAGAAAGCGAGGTGATAGAAATGGCAAAGAATACTAAGCAAACTTCTAAGCGAGTAGCTTCCAAAGCAAGCAAAGTTCTTCGTGACGGACGCTACAGCAAGACATCAAAATCTGTTGCAGGTAGTGCTCTGTCTCAGACAAAGAAGAAGTAAAGAAAAAAATAGGCAGTGACAGATTGGAATAATCAGCCTGCCTATCTCCTTTGGGGGAACAAACAACTAAATTATCACAGAGCCTGATTAGCTATAGGGCGATGGGATACATCATACGGCACTCACGGATTTATTCGTGAGGTGCTATGTGAGGTACCTCTATTTTTCTATGGCTATTTTTAGGCAAGAGAGTCGGTGCTTCATATAGCATCGACTCTTTTTGTATCCCTTCGTCCTACTGCAATCAGCAGAAAGGGAAGGGATTTTTATGAAAATCAAAATACGTTACGAAAAAGAGTTTACAACATTCGAACTAAACCTATCGGACATTAAAGGCTGGTTAAACATTGACTTGTTACCAGACGAATCAGAAGAAGAGTTTGAAGAACGAGTACAAGAAGAGATAGACACTCAGTATAACCGTCCAGAATACAATGTCATGCATAAGCAAGAAAGGCATAAAGGATTTGCTATTTCAACAAAGTATGAAGATGGTGAAGAGACAGGTGATTTTGAACCAAGTATGAGTGAGGTGGTGGATCCGTCTATATTCCTTAAAGATGAGATTGATAGAGAAAACAAAGAAAACTATGAGGCTGTTAAGGAGTTTGTTTATTCAGTTTTGAAACCAGAAGTTGCTGATTTATTTATGGCAGTGCGAATTGATGGGGTGTCAATCAACGAAAAAGCAGAATCAATGCTAAGCCGAGATGCATTTGAATCTGAAGAGGAATACAACAAGGCGGTTTCAAGACTTTCCAACTCTATCACACAAAAATTAAAGAGAGCGAATAAAAATTTAGAAAAAAGTTTTTCAAAAGCGTCAGATTTTGGACTCTCCCAAGGCTACCAAGTAGGAGGACAAAATTCCTCCAATAAAAATAAGGAGGTCAAATAGATGACTATTGAAGAAAGAATCACCTACTTGGAAACAATGGATAAGGTAAGAGACCAGCAAATAAAAGAGCTCCAAGTGGCAGTAGAAGAATTAAGCGGATGTGTGAATGGAGGTGTTAATCATGAAAGCAATGATTCCAATGAATGATTATGGCATTATGGCTGACAAGAATAATACCGCCAGAGTAGATAGCAGATTTGTTGCACAGTTCTTTGAGAAGAATCATAAAGAAGTGCTAAGGGATATCAGAAAAGTAGTATCAACTGACTCTGGTTTAAGTGAAGAATTCACTAAGCTCAATTTTGCGCTCAGTGAATATAGAGATACTACTGGAAGAAAACTACCATGCTATCTGTTAACAAGAGACGGTTTTACCATTTTGGCAATGGGTTATACCGGACCAAAGGCTATGAAGTTTAAAGAACTATATATCAAAAAGTTTAATGAGATGGAAGATTTCATAACTACGCTTATTTCAGCAAGAGAGATGTTTCCTATCTTAACTGAAAATATCAGTTTAATTCATGACCATCCAAAGGCTTATCACTATAGTAACGAATGCGACATGATAAATCGCCTAGTTCTTGGAATGTCAGCAAAACAGGTAAGAGAACTTTACGGGATTGAAAAGGGTCAAAGTATCCGTCCGTACCTAACATCTGGACAAATGTATCTGATTGATAGATTACAGAAAATTGATGCAGGTCTTTTGATTTCTACTCCAGATTATCAAGCAAGAAAAAGACAGCTTGAGTGGTATCTAACTAAAATTTCAAAGGAGGCAGATTATGAGTAAGACATACAAGAAGCACCTTGAAAATCCAAACTTCAGACCACTTGCATATATCTGCGCTCCATATAGTGGTGATAAAGATTTAAACATTAAGAAAGCCATTCACTATGCGGAACTTGCCTATAAGAATGGTGCAATTCCTGTTACACCACATCTCTTGTTTCCCTTTATGGATGATAGAGATTTAGAACAAAGAAAAGATGCACTTTTCATGGATATCATACTTCTTGGTAAATGCCAGGAAGTATGGGTGTTTGGCAGTCAAACGACTGAAGGCATGAAAAGAGAAATTGAAATTGCTGAAAAAAGAAAACAGGTTATTAAGTATTTTACAAGTGAGGGTTTGGAGGTTAAGACAAATGCTAAATTTTAAAATTCATACTGCTACTTGTATTGGAAATAGTAGCAATTGTATATATCCAAATGAGGTCTTGGTATCTGATAGGGATAGCTTTATAAAAGCTATCTCTTTTGACCATGTTACAGCAGAGTTTCAAGGCAGTTATAGAAGTAAAGATAAGTTCATAACTTCTAATTGCATACCTATGGACTGTGATAATGACCACTCAGATGATGAAAAAGACTGGGTGACACCTTTTGATGTGGCATTAGCCTTTTCAGGAGTATGCTTTTTTGCATCGTATAGCAGAAACCATATGAAGATAAAAGGAAATAAGTCAGCAAGACCAAGGTTTCATATATATTTCCCAATTGAAGAAATAAAGGATGCTGAAGAATATGCAAGCTACAAAGAGCAACTTTATAAGGAGTTCTCATATTTTGATGATAATGCTTTGGATGCTGCCAGATTTATTTATGGTATTTCTAATCCAAAAGTAGAACTCTATGATGGCGAGCTTTCAATTATTGAATTTCTACAAGAAGATGAATTTGCAAAACTGGATGAAAAGAAAATAGAAAGTGGAAGTAGAAATAATACTATGAGCCATATTGCCGGCAAGCTTATAAAGAGGTTCGGTGCAAGTGATGAGGCACATGAGAAATTTTTAGAACAGGCAACTAGATGTGATCCTCCTCTATCTGATGAAGAACTATCAACTATATGGAACAGTGCTAAAAAATTCGGAGATAAGGTTTCAAACCAAGAAGGATATATATCACCGGAGCAGTACAATCTTGAACTTCAGCTTATGCCAGAAGATTTTTCAGATGTTGGCCAAGCGATAATTTTAGCAAGGGAGTATGGAGATAAACTGAGATATTCTCCTGCTACCGATTTTCTTGTATATAATGGACGCTTTTGGGAAGAGTCACAGCCTAATGCTCAAGCAATAGCACAAGAGCTGACAGCAAGACAACTTGAAGAGGCGGAGATTGAAATTCAAAAGGCAATAAGTGAGATGAGCAAAAATGGGGGATGGGCACTTATTGCTGCAGTTGGACCAAAGAAAGCAAGTGCTCAGTTTAACAGAGAACAAGCAAGGTCTTTTGAAAAGTATGAGCAGGCTGAATCTTATCGTAAGTATGCAATTAAAAGAAGAGATACGAAATATATCTCCGCAGCACTAAAGGAAGTTAGACCTATGGTTCAAATCGAACAGTCGATGCTTGATGCAGATGAATTTCTGCTAAACACACCGTTTGAAACTATAAATCTTGTAACAGGTAGTAAAAACAAACATGAGGCATCTGACTATATTACAAAACAAACAACGGTATCACCTAGTGAAGATGGTAAAGAAATCTGGGATGATGCACTTAACACTTTCTTTGTAAATGATGATGCCCTTATTTCCTATGTTCAAAAAATAGTGGGACTTGCATCAATAGGAAAGGTTTATGTTGAGGCTCTTATTATTGCATACGGTGAGGGAAGAAACGGTAAGTCTACTTTTTGGAATGTAGTATCAAAGGTTCTAGGAACATATAGTGGGAATATGTCTGCAGATATGTTAACTGTTGGATGCAGAAGAAATGTAAAACCAGAACTTGCTGAGGCAAAGGGTAAAAGACTGCTCATTGCTGCTGAACTTGAAGAGGGTATGCGAATGAATACATCAAATGTAAAGCAGCTTTGTTCTACTGATGAAATCTTTGCAGAAAAGAAGTTCAAATCTCCGTTTAGTTATGTTCCTAGCCATACCCTAGTTTTATACACCAACCACTTGCCAAGAGTAGGAGCAGTCGATAAAGGGACATGGCGAAGATTAATAGTTATTCCTTTTGATGCAAAGATTGAAGGTCAAAACGATATAAAGAACTTTACAGAATATCTATATGAAAATGCTGGTGGTGCGATTCTTTCTTGGATTATTGAGGGAGCAAAGCAAGTCATTGCAGATGAATATCATATTGATCCCCCCAGAAGAGTGGAAGATGCCATAAAAGCATATAGAGAAAATAATGATTGGATGAATCATTTCTTAGATGAGTGCTGTGAAATTGACAGTGCTTTTACAGAAAAGAGTGGTGAGCTATACACCGCTTATCGAGCATATTGTCTTAGAACAGGTGAATTTACCAGAAGTGCAGCCGATTTCTATTCTGTTTTAGAGATTGAAGGATTCAACAAGAAAAAGACAAAAAAAGGAATAATTGTCTTTGGCATTCGCCTTAAATCTGAGTTTGAAGATTAAAAGGTGCAGGTAGGTGAAGGGTATTTACTATTATTGTCTATATAGGTAAAAAAATAAGTATATATATTAATATAGGAAAATACCCTGCATATCCCTGCACCTCTACTAAAAATGGAGGTTTTCATGTTAGAAAAAGAAATAGAAAAAGCTTTAGTAGAAGAGGTTAAAGCACTGGGAGGCTTTTGCATAAAACTTACAAGTCCAAGTATGGATGGACTTCCAGATAGAATGGTATTTTTATCAGATGGGAAGTTTGCCTTTGTAGAACTTAAGGCAAAAGGCAAAAAGCCAAGACCTCTTCAGTTAAAAAGAATGGCAGATTTTAAGAGATTAGGCTTTAGGTCATTTGTGATTGATGATAAAAAACAAATCGGAGGTGCGATTGATGAAATACTCTCCTCATGATTATCAAAGGTATGCAACGAACTTTATTGTAAATCATAAAATCTCTGCAGTTCTATTGGAAATGGGTCTTGGGAAAAGTGTAATAAGCCTTAGTGCAATCAATGAACTTATGCTTGATTACTTTGATGTATCAAGGACTCTTGTTATCGCACCATTAAGAGTTGCGATTTCTACATGGCCAGATGAAATTAAAAAGTGGGATCACTTAAAATATCTTAGCTATTCTGTAGTAACTGGAAGTGAGAAAGAAAGGCTTGATGCATTAAAGAAACCGGCACACATTTATATCATTAACCGTGAAAATGTAGACTGGCTTATTACAAAAAGTGGCTTTAAGTGGTTCTTTGATATGGTAGTCATTGATGAACTATCATCTTTCAAAAGTTATCAAGCAAAAAGGTTCAAATCACTTCTTAAAGCAAGACCAAAGGTAAAAAGGATAGTGGGGCTAACAGGTACACCAAGCAGTAATGGTCTTATGGATTTATGGGCAGAGTTTAGGCTCCTTGATATGGGAGAAAGGCTAGGAAGATATATCACAGGCTATAGACAAAACTTCTTTGTTCCAGATAAAAGAAATCAGCAGATGATATTTTCATATAAACCTAAAGATGGTGCCGAAAAAGAAATCTATCAGCTTATATCAGATATTACGATTTCTATGAAATCAAAAGATTTTCTGAAGATGCCAGAATGCATTATGAATGAAGTGGTGGTTTCATTATCGGAAAAGGAACAAAAACTATATGATTCCTTAAAAAAGGATATGGTGCTATCCATTGGAGATGATGAAATTGATGCCATAAATGCAGCTGCCCTATCTAGTAAACTTCTTCAAATGGCAAACGGTGCTGTGTATAACGATAAAAAGGAAAGCATCGTAATTCATGATAGAAAACTTGATGCGCTTGAAGATTTAATTGAAGGTGCTAATGGTAAGCCTGTCCTTATAGCCTATTGGTTTAAACATGATATAACTAGAATAAAAGAAAGGTTTGATGTTAGAGAGATTAAGACAGGTAAGGATATAACGGACTGGAATGAAGGGAAAATTCCTATAGCTATCATTCATCCTGCAAGTGCGGGGCACGGACTTAATCTACAGGCTGGTGGCTCAACACTAATTTGGTTTGGACTGACCTGGTCACTGGAGTTATATCAGCAGACCAATGCCAGACTTTACCGTCAAGGGCAAGATAGTACGGTTGTCATTCATCACATCCTAACTAATGGAACGATTGATGAAGATGTCATGAAAGCATTAAAAGCCAAAGAGAGAATTCAAGATGCACTGATTAATTCAGTGAAAGCAAGATTAAAGTAACGAGGAAAAGAGGTTCTAGAGAGAACTTACCTCAAGCAGGAGGTAAGCATGGATAAAAAAGAATATTTAAAACAACACAGATTACTAAATCGAATTATTGAAATTGATTTGGAAGAACTAAAAAGAATTAGAGAGTTATCGGTTAGTGTTTCAAGTATTGCTTTTGATAGAGATTATGTACAAACTACTAGAAACACAAAAGCACCCTTTGAGAAATGGCTTGATAAGATAAACATTCTTGAGATAAAAATAGCTAACGAAGTGAATCTTTTCATGGATCTGAAACTTCAGATACTGGAAACAATAGAACCATTAGAAAGTATCGATGAAAAGCTGGTTCTTAATTACAGATATGTTAAAGGACTAGAATGGGATGAGATATGTTCGTTACTATTTGCAAGTGAAAGGACTGTTTATAGATGGCATGGCAATGCACTAGCTAACCTAAAACTACCGGAAAATCCAATCAATATTAAAAGTTGTCAGCTAATGGCAGTTGATGGCAGTTGATGGCAGTGAATGGCAGTAGATGTCAGAGTACCGAATATGGTATGATATACTTGTCAAAAGTATAAATAAAGCTAAGCCTTGAGAGAGAAATCTTTCAGGGCTTTTCTTATGCCCAAAAGGAGGTGGAAGACTTGCCAAGAAAGCCAAAGCGTCCATGTTCTTATCCTGGATGTCCTAACTTAACTGATAGCAGGTTTTGTGAGAAACACCAAAAGGAAGAGAACAAACGCTACGAGAAGTATGACAGGGATCCTGCTGTACGCCGTAGGTACGGACGAGTGTGGAAAAGAGTGAGAGATGCTTATGTTAAGGAGCATCCATTTTGTGAGGAGTGCTTTAAGAAGAAAATTTTAGTTCCAGTAGAAGAAGTACATCACATCAAACCTCTTTCTGAAGGTGGAAATCATAATAAAAATAATTTAATTTCTCTTTGTAAATCCTGTCATGCGAGAATTCATGCCCAAAGAGGAGACCGTTGGAATAAAAAATAAATGGGGAGGGGCGGTCAAAATCTCTACGAATCTATCCCTTGGGGAACGGGCGTGGGGTCTCACGCACAAAAACGCAGGTTCAAAGAGGGTATTAAAGAAAACTAAAAAATATGAATGGAAAGGAAGTGATGAATGTGGCCAAAGACGGAACATACAGAGGTGGCAGAAGAGTAAAAGCAGGAGATAAACCAAGGCCAATAGCTGAAAAAATACAAAATGGAGAAAAAGTAAAACTGCTTGCAAATGATATACCGGATATGTACTATGCAGAACTTGATTCTGTAGATTTACCTGATGGTGTAGAACTTGATGGAATAGATATGCCAAAACCTGGTGAGTACCTATCTGCAAAACAAAAGGATGGTATTCCACTAGGCGCAGATGAAATATATAAAGAAACATGGCTGTGGCTAAAGGAGAGAAAATGCGAAAAGTTAGTAAATAAAAGATTGCTTGAGTCATATTCACAGGCCTTTGCCAGATATATTCAATGCGAGGATGCTATTAGTAGATATGGAATGCTTGGAAAGCACCCAACAACAGGTGGAGTAATTGCTTCGCCATTTATTCAGATGTCATCACAGTTTCAAAAAACAGCAAATCTTATTTGGTATGAGATATACGACATCGTCAAACAAAACTGTACAGAAATTTATGAAGAAGATAGCGATGACCTTATGGAGCAGCTATTAAGAAGAAGGAGATAAGAAAAATGATAGAAAAAGTAAATCCAAAACACCCAGATAAAATTGCAGATAGAGTTGCGGGTGCGATTGTAGATATAGCATATAAAAATTGTGATAATCCTAAAGTTGCCGTAGAAGTATTAATCGGTCATGGTGTTTGTCATGTGATTATAGAAAGCACGGTCAATTTTAAGTATAAGGATATTAAAGAGGCAATAGCTCGTATTGCAGGAAATGTAAAAAAGGATATAGTAATCGTTCCTCAAGATAAACACCTATCTAAAAACCAAGAAGAAACTATCCGATGTGGGGATAATGGCATATTTAAAGGAGTACCTCTTACACTTGAACAAAAACAGTTATCTAAGATAGCAAGAAAAATTCATTCTAAATATCCATATGATGGCAAATATATCCTAGATGATACAAAGCTTATTATTTGTCAAAGTAATGCAAGTACAGAGGCTTTAAAAAATGATTATCCTTATGCAGAAATCAATCCACTAGGTGATTGGACTGGTGGAACTGATGTAGATACAGGAGCAACAAACCGTAAACTTGGATCGGATATGGCTGATTCAGTTACAGGTGGAGGCCTTCATGGTAAGGACTTATCCAAAGCTGATGTATCAGTAAATATCTATGCTTTTCTTAAAGCACAGGTGGAACAAATACCGATTGAACTTAGCTGTGCCATTGGTGATGAAGTAGTTGATGGTAAGCCGTATAGCGAAATCGTAAATATCGCAAGAAAGTATATAGACTCTATTGGTGGATTTGAAAAGTTCGCTGAATGGGGTCTTTTTTAATGGGGTGAGTTTATGAAAACAAAAATGGAAATGGTGGAAATTAGTAAACTAGTCCCTTATGTGAATAATGCAAGAACTCACTCCCCAGAGCAGATTATGAAACTTAGATCCTCTTTACGAGAATTTGGTTTTATCAATCCGGTCATCATTGATTCCAAGTTTAATATCATAGCAGGTCACGGAAGAGTTATGGCAGCTAAAGAAGAAAAGATGGAAGAAGTGCCATGTGTACTGGTTGATTATCTATCTGAGGCACAGAAGAAAGCCTATATCATAGCTGACAACAAAATGGCACTGGATGCTGGATGGGATGAAGAGCTACTTAGAGTTGAGATTGAAGAACTGGAAGGTATGGATTTTGATTTAACCCTAACAGGCTTTGATGGAGCAGAACTGGATGAGCTATTTGGAAACTCTGAAAAGGAAACGGTGGAAGATGATAAATTTGACTTGACATCAGCACTTGAAAAAGCCTCCTTTGTAGAAAAAGGTGATATCTGGACTGTTGGCAAACACACTCTGATGTGTGGTGATGCAACAAGTAAGGAAGATGTAGATACTTTGATGGGTGGTAAAAAAGCCAATCTCATTATTACCGATCCCCCTTATGGGGTCTCATTTAAAAGTGCCAGTGGACTTACGATAAAAAACGATTCGATGAAAGAGGAAGAGTTTTATAATTTCCTTCTTCTATCCTTTCAAAATATGGCCGAGCATTTGGAAAGTGGTGGAGCAGCCTATATATTTCACGCTGATACGGAAGGACTTAATTTTAGAAAAGCTTTTATTGATGCAGGATTTCATCTTGCAGGCTGTTGTATATGGGTAAAGAACTCACTTGTTCTTGGTAGAAGTGACTATCAGTGGCAACATGAACCTGTGCTTTATGGCTTTCTTAAAAATGGCAAGCATTCATGGTATTCCGATAGAAAACAAACAACTATTTGGAACTTTGATAAACCAAAGAGAAATGAAAATCATCCGACATCAAAGCCACTAGATTTACTTTCCTATCCGATTCAAAACTCAAGTCAAGAAAATGCCATCGTCATTGATACCTTTGGAGGTAGTGGTTCAACCTTAATGGCTTGCGAAAAGACAAATCGAATCTGTTTTACGATGGAACTTGATGAAAAATATGCATCAGTTATTTTAAGACGATATGTGGAAGATACCGGAGATAGTGAAAATGTCTATGTGATTCGTAGTGGTAAGAAATTATCATATAAAGATTTGGTGAAAGAGGTGGAAATAGATGGAGAAAAAACAGAATAAACCTCTAACACTTTGTTCTCTATTTGATGGTTCAGGAGGATTTTGTTTAGGAGCAAAACTTGTAGGTATAAAGCCTATTAGTTGTTCAGAAATTGAGCCTTTTCCAATCAGAGTAACTACAAAAAGAATGCCGGATGTAAAACATTTAGGAGATATATCTGGTATTAAAGGAAATGAAATAGAACCTGTGGACATTATCACTTTTGGCAGCCCATGCCAAGATATGTCTATAGCAGGAAAAAGAGCGGGGCTTAATGGTTCTCGCTCTAATTTATTTTATGAGGCAATAAGAATTATTAAAGAAATGAGGGAGGAAACGCATGGAGAAAAACCAAGATATATCGTTTGGGAAAATGTGCCAGGTGCATTCTCCTCAAACAAAGGAGAGGACTTCTTTTCAGTCCTCAAAGAAATCTGTGGGATCAAAGGACATAAAATTGATGAGGCTAGACCTAAGAAATGGCAAAATGCAGGTCTTATCGTGGCAGGAGATTTCTCACTTAGCTGGAGGGTATTTGATGCTCAGTACTGGGGAGTGCCCCAAAGAAGAAGACGTATCTACCTTGTCTGCGATTTTAATGGAGAAAGTGCCGGAAAAATATTATTTGAGTCCGAAGGCATGCCTTGGCATCTTGAAAAGAGCAAATGCCCGTGGAAAAGAACTGCCGGAGGTCTTAAAGAAAGCACTAGAGATGCAGTCACAAATCTGTGCTTAAATGACCAAGGTGGTCAGAGGATGGATGTTCATGAAGAAAAGAGTGGAACAATCACTGCAAGTGTAGGAAATCACCCGCCACTGGTATTTGAAAATCATGGACAAGATTCCAGATTTAAAGGACCTCTTGCTGTGAGTAATACTATAGGAGCAAGTCTTGGAACGGGAGGAAACAATCAGCCTTTTGTAGTAGAAGATAGTACCAGAACATTTGATGTCCGTATTACCTCAGAAAATACCAAAAATCACAGAGCCAATATCTATGAAACCAATGTGGCAAGAACCATCAATACAGGTCAAAACTCACCGGAAGCTAATCAAGGCGGACTTGCCATTGTCTACTGTGATAAAACAGCAGGTACATTATGTGCGATGGATGGTCCAAAGGGTGTTCATAGTGAGATGGCAGGTCAAGGTAAACTTATCGTAGAAAAGGAAATTTTTTCAACCAGCAAAAACTCCCATCATACTGAGGCGATGGAAAATCTAGCTAATACCTTAGTTGCAAGTGACTACAAAGATCCTCCAGTTGTAAATGACGTGGCGGATCAAAGATATATTGTTAGAAGACTAACTCCAAAGGAGTGCGGGAGGCTTCAAGGTTTCCCAGATGGTTGGTGTGATGGACTTGAAACAGAAAATCCAACTGAAGGAGAATTGATATTTTGGACTGAAGTCTTTGAAACCTATAGGAAAGTTGTGACGAAAGCTACTAAGCCTAGAAGTGAAAAACAGATAAGAAAGTGGCTTGCTAGTCCCCATACTGATTCAGCAGAATACAAAATGTGGGGAAATGGCGTGGCACTTCCTAATGTATGCTTTGTACTTGCAGGAATTAAGCACTTTTATTTTAAATAAAGAACAGATATAACTTGATAAATCTCTGATAGTACGGGAATATACACATACCAAAACTAAAGGAGGAAAAACAAGTGCAAGTAAAATTTAATGTTACAGGTAAAGAGAGAAAAAAGCTTGTCAAAGGGATTGAAAGAATCACAAATGAAAAATCCAAGTATTTAGGAATGCCAAGTACAGCTTATGAGGTTGGAATCTTTACAATTGATAAGACGGGAACGGTTTTATGTGAAGATGATTTCGCACTTGAAAGGTTAGTTCACAATCTTATCGGAGACGGCTTTGTACCCGAGGAAGAAAGTAAAAGCGAACACAACGCCACACAAAGCCTTACAGTGGCGATAACAAGGGATAAGGTGGATTTATCCAAGCTAGAAAAAATCTTTGAAAATAAGGGCGATTTAATCAAAAAGGCACTAGGAATTACAAGCCTTTCCATAGAGGAAGATGAAGAAAAAGTAATCTTTCCTTGGTTTGAAAATATCGATAACGAACATCTAATGACATATACAAAATTCATTGCAGCACTTTGTAAGATGAGCATTAATGCCAAACGCATCAACGAATCTTCCAAAGAAGTTATAAATGAAAAGTATGCCTTTAGATGTTTTCTTTTAAGACTTGGTTTTATTGGAGATGAATTTAAGAAGGATAGAAAAATACTTCTTGAAAAATTATCTGGATCATCAGCTTTTAGAAATGGAGGTCATTAAGATGATATTTCCAAGTAGAGAGGTTGTTGAAGGGTTAAGAAAAAAGTATCCAGTTGGAAGTAGAGTGGAGCTTGTATCTATGGATGATATCCAAGCACCGCCTATTGGTACAAAAGGAACAGTAAGGGGAGTTGATGATATTGGCTCCATTATGGTTTCTTGGGATAACGGAAGTAGCCTAAGTGTAGCTTATGGTGAAGATTCCTGCAGGAGGGTTTCAGATGAACGATAAAATAAAGGAGCAAATCCTCGCAATAAGAAAAATGGGACTCACAAATATGTTTGATGTAAATACTGTTCAAAGAATCGCTTACGAAATGGACTTTTATGAACTTGTAGATTTTCTTGAAACCGATAGAAAGGCTTATGTTGATTTCATTATTTATGGCAAATAAAACTATAATTATTATGAAAATAAAGCACATATTTCTTTAAAAATGACTTGATATATCCTTCAAATTACGGGAATATACACATACCAAAAACAAAGGAGAAACGAACATGACAAAGCAAGAAATTTTTAAGGAAGCAACAAAAAAACTAAACGAGAAGAAAGCAGCATTTTATAAAAGAGAGCCTGAAAGAAAACTTTATGACGAAGGCAAGATTGGCTGGAACGAATACCTAAAAAGAGCCAAAGCAAGAGAAGAAAAAGAAAGAGAATTCTACAAGGGCAATGAAAACTTTGAGCTTTATGACGAAGGCCTCATCACCTACGATGAATTCTTAGAATTGGAGGGGAAATAAGATGAGCAAGATGATAGATTTAGCTAACAAGTACAAGATACCAACACAGGCAACACCGGAAGATTTAGAAACTAGATGGGGTAAGGTCATAACCTTTGGAGATAGGGTGATTCTTGTAGGACACTACTATCACCCAGATGGAAATTGCTACTTTGCAGCAGTTTATGAATTTCTAGATGCTGACCATTCATGCGAAGGTTTTATTGGACTAAGGGAAGTAAGCGAAGAAAGATTTGAAGATGATGGCCACGCAATTGAGTGGGCATTAAAACAAAATTAAAAAACAAAGTAGTTTCAGAGCTTAGGCTCTGTTTCTCGTAGTAGCAGCCAAAGGGCTGTATTTTTTTATGCCTAAAAGGGGTGAGTTGATGGCAAAATACAAGACTACAAAATTTAAATTAAAAGATTCTATCTATAGCAAAGACCATGCAGATTATGCTGTAAATTTCATTGAATGCCTAAGCCATACCAAAGGTACATGGGCAGGTAAGCCATTTAAGTTACTACCTTGGCAGGAACAGATTATAAGAGATTTATTTGGCGTAATTAAGCCAAATGGATATAGACAGTTTAATACTGCGTATATTGAGATTCCAAAGAAAATGGGAAAGAGTGAGCTTGCAGCAGCTGTTGCCTTACTTCTTTGTTGTGGTGATGGTGAAGAAAGAGCAGAAGTGTATGGATGTGCTGCTGATAGACAACAAGCAACTATTGTCTTTGATGTTGCAGCTGATATGGTAAGGATGTGCCCTGCACTGAATAGAAGAGTTAAGATATTAGCATCACAGAAAAGAATTATTTTTCAGCCAACAAATTCTTTCTATCAAGTCTTATCAGCAGAAGCCTACTCCAAACATGGTTTTAATATTCATGGAGTAGTATTTGATGAACTTCATACCCAGCCAAACAGAAAACTCTTTGATGTTATGACTAAAGGTTCAGGTGATGCAAGAACTCAGCCTTTATATTTTCTTATCACAACTGCAGGTACAGATACGCATTCTATTTGCTATGAAACGCATCAAAAGGCTAAGGATATTTTAGAAGGAAGAAAAATTGATCCTACTTTTTATCCGGTCATTTATGGTGCTGATGAAGAAGATGACTGGACCGATCCTAAAGTATGGAAGAAAGCAAATCCATCACTTGGAGTTACTGTTGGAATTGATAAGGTAAAGGCTGCCTGTGAATCTGCAAAGCAAAATCCGGGAGAAGAAAATTCCTTCAGACAGCTTAGACTTAATCAATGGGTGAAACAAGCAATACGCTGGATGCCAATGGAAAAATGGGATGCTTGTTCTTTTGCAGTCGATGAGGAAGAACTGGAAGGTAGAGTTTGCTACGGAGGTCTTGACCTTTCATCTACAACGGATATTACAGCCTTTGTTTTAGTGTTTCCTCCAACTGATGAAGATGACAAGTATGTGGTAATGCCTTATTTTTGGATACCGGAAGATACGCTGGATTTAAGAGTAAAACGTGACCATGTACCTTATGATGTTTGGCAAAGACGAGGTTACATTCATACAACAGAAGGTAATGTAGTTCACTATGGTTTTATAGAAAAATTCATAGAAAAGCTAGGTGAAAGATTCAATATAAGAGAAATTGCATTTGACCGTTGGGGTGCTGTTCAGATGGTACAAAACCTTGAGAACATGGGATTTACAGTAGTTCCATTTGGACAAGGATTTAAGGATATGAGTCCACCTACTAAGGAACTAATGAAACTAACACTAGAGCAAAAACTTGCTCATGGTGGAAATCCAGTTCTTAGATGGATGATGGATAATATATTTATTAGAACCGATCCTGCTGGAAACATCAAAGCAGATAAAGAAAAGTCAACAGAAAAGATTGATGGCGCAATAGCAACTATTATGGGACTTGATAGAGCAATCCGATGTGGAAATCAAAATACAGAAAGTGTTTATGATGGCAGGGGCATTCTATTCATTTAAAAAACGACAATAAAATACTTAATTTCGACATTAAAAGTCCTGTTTCTTACAAGTGGGTTGTAATGCTATTTAACTTCGTTTAACCTATACAAACCAAGTAAAAACAGGTTAAAGGATGGAAATGAAATGTTAGAAAAAGAGGTATTAGAACTTGTAGTTAAAAAGGTCATGGATAAGTTTGCAAGAGAAAATAATGGTTCAAAAGGATGGACAAAAGAAGATATTCAAAATGAGGTCCTTAACCTTGGAGGCACAATGACAGATGTTTACGAGGCCATGAAGATTGGACTAGATATTTGTCTTTTGAAAGAAACAGTAGAGCCGGTATTTAGTTAATAATTTGTTATTAGGAGCATCTCTAAGGAGATGCTTTTTTAGGTATGACGGGCATGTTCTAATGCTGGGGTGAAAATCCCTAAAGAGCGTAGTTGTCAACGAATCTGATAGCGACTTGCAAGTTTTAGATGGCGACATCTAGGAGAGAAGAAGCAATAGCGAAATCGTGGCTTGACGAACAGGAACAGAATATAAGGCGTAAAAGGTGGGCAAGCTAGCCTAAGATAGTAAAGACCCAAAAGACAACCGTAAACCCAAAGCGTAAATTCTGCAAGTAAACGATGAAAGTATTAGAACTTATCCCGTGAGGTCTCACTAGCGATAAAGTAGTAACAACGAATAGTGAGAAGTCAGCAGAAGTCATAGTAGGTGGAAACACCGAAGGACTGAACAATTTAAAAGCACAAGCAAAATGTATGTTGCATAACAAATCTGACAGAGAAAGTAGAAGAAACGTAAATGAAATCAAAATCTCACACCTAAGAAATAAGTTATGCAAGCGGAAAGGAGCAAGTGCACACATGGAAGATAAAATAATAAGTCAAATCCTAAACTCAGAAAACATGCACCAAGCCAAACTAAAAGTCATCTACAACAAAGGAGCGGCTGGAACAGATGGCATAAGAGTAGAAGAAATAGATGAATACATCAAAGACAACTGGGCAAGGATAAGACAAGAAATAATCGAAAGACGCTACAAACCACAACCAGTACTCCGAGTAGAAATACCAAAAGCAAATGGAGGAAAAAGAAAACTCGGAATACCAACAGTAATGGACAGAATAATCCAACAAGCAATCGTACAAGTACTAACACCGATAATAGACAAAAGATTTTCTGAAACAAGCTATGGCTTCAGACCAGGAAGAAACTGTCAAATGGCAATAACAAAAAGCCTAGAATATCTAAATGATGGATTCGAATGGGTAGTAGACATAGACCTAGAAAAATTCTTTGACAAAGTGCCACAAGATAAACTAATGAGCATAGTCCATGAGCATATCAAAGCACCAGACACAGAATCACTAATCAGAAAATACCTAAAAGCGGGAATAATGAACAAAGGCATATATGAAAAAAGTGAAATAGGAACACCTCAAGGAGGAAATCTATCACCACTACTAAGCAACATCATGCTAGACAAACTAGACAAAGAGCTAGAAGCAAGAAAACTTAGATACACAAGATATGCCGACGATTGTTTAATATTTGTAAGAAGTAAAGCAGCAGCAACGAGAGTAATGCACTCCATAACAAGATTCATAGAAAAGAAACTGGGCTTAAAAGTAAATGCAGAAAAAAGCAAAATAACAAGACCAAGTGGAATAAAATATCTAGGATTTGGCTACTGGAGAGACAACAAAGCAAATGAATGGAAAGCAAGAGTCCATGAAACATCATTTAACCGATTCAAAGATAAAATAAAGAAACTAACCACAAGAAAATGGTCGGTATCTTTAGACTACAGAATTAAAAAGATAAATGAAGTAACAAGAGGCTGGATAAACTACTTTAAAATAGCAAGCATGAAAAACAAACTAAAAAGATTCAGCGAGCATCTAAGAACCAGACTCAGAATAATCTGTTGGAAAATGTGGAAAGTACCAAAGAAAAGACAATGGGCGTTAAGAAAAATGGGAATAGTAAAAGACCTAGCAAGATTAACATCCTACTGTGGAAATAGGTACTATTTTGTAGCAACAAAAACCTGCTTAGTAAGAGCAATCACAAAGGAAAGATTAAGCAAAACAGGCTTAATTGACCCTTATGATTACTATATAAGCAGGACATGTGTAAATTAAATTGAACCGCCGTATGCCGAACGGCACGTACGGTGGTGTGAAAGGGACTAGAAAATTAGTCCCTATTCGATTACAGAAATTTAGGAGGAATGTGTATGGGCGTATTAAGTGGCCTATTTAAGAGTAGGGATAAGCCTACAAATAGAACAAATGGTTCATCATATAGCTTTTTGATGGGTGGCTCATCATCTGGAAAAAGGGTGAATGAAAGGTCTGCCATGCAGATGACAGCGGTATATAGCTGCGTAAGAATTCTATCTGAGGCAGTTGCAAGTTTGCCACTTCATGTGTATGAAAGAATCGATATAGGGACAGAAAAAGCTATAGCACACCCGTTATATAAGGTACTACACGATGAACCGAATCCTGAAATGACAAGTTTTGTCTTTAGGGAAACCATGATGACGCATTTACTTCTTTGGGGTAATGCCTATGCTCAGATTATTAGAAACGGTAAGGGTGAAGTCTTAGGACTTTATCCGCTTATGCCGGACAGGATGAAGGTAGATAGAGATGATAAAGGTCAAATTTACTATGAATACTTTGTCAGTGATTCTGATGCAGGAACAGAAAAACAAGGAAGAGTAAGACTAAATCAATCTGATGTTCTTCATATTCCAGGACTTGGCTTTGATGGACTTGTTGGCTATTCACCAATTGCAATGGCTAAAAATGCTATAGGTATGGCAATTGCGACAGAAGAATATGGAGCTAAGTTCTTTGCTAATGGAGCAACTCCAAGTGGTATTTTAGAATATCCGGGAACAGTAAAGGATCCTGAAGGCATGAGGGAAAGCTGGTCAAAAGGATTCTCTGGAGGAAACAGTCATAAAATAGCGATTTTGGAAGAAGGAATGAAGTATACACCTATTTCGATTTCTCCAAATGAAGCACAGTTTTTAGAAACAAGAAAATTTCAAATCAATGAGATAGCTCGAATTTTTAGAGTCCCACCACACATGGTAGGTGATCTTGAGAAGTCGAGCTTTTCTAATATTGAGCAGCAATCCCTAGAATTTGTAAAGTACACTCTTGATCCTTGGGTAGCAAGATGGGAACAGGCAATTGTTCGTAGGCTTTTTACTGAAGAAGAAAAGAAGAAGTACTATGTCAAATTCAATCTGGATGGACTTTTAAGAGGTGATTATCAATCTAGAATGAATGGCTATGCTATCGGCAGACAAAACGGATGGATGTCTGCCAATGATATTAGAGAATTAGAAAACCTAGACCGTATTCCAAGTGAAGATGGAGGTGACCTATATCTCATAAATGGAAATATGCTCCCACTAAATCGTGCAGGAGCATTTGCAGGTGAAGATGGAAAGGAGGAAGAACCGAATGAAGAAGTTTTGGAAGTGGAAGAATCAAGTAGTAAATCAAGGAGAAACAGAAACGACAGAACGCATCCTATTCCTTAATGGAACGATAGCTGAAGAATCGTGGTTTGATGATGATGTGACACCACAGCTTTTTAAAGAGGAGTTAAATCAGGGGAATGGAAACATTACCGTTTGGATTAACTCGCCAGGAGGTGACTGCGTGGCAGCAGCCCAAATCTACAATATGCTAATCGACTATAAAGGAGATGTCACAGTAAAGATTGATGGCATAGCAGCAAGTGCTGCATCAGTTATTGCGATGGCAGGTACGAAAGTGCTGATGAGTCCAGTATCAATGCTTATGATCCATAATCCTATGACCATAGCTTTTGGAAATAAGGGTGAGATGGAAAAAGCAATCTCCATGCTAGATGAAGTGAAAGAATCCATCATCAATGCTTATGAAATTAAGACTGGAATGTCTAGAGCAAAATTATCCCATCTAATGGATTCAGAGACTTGGATGGATGCACATAAAGCGGTAGAGCTTGGCTTTGCAGATGACATTCTAAAGCGAAGTGATACCACTGATATAGAAGTACCACAAGTTTCCATGATGTATTCAAAAGCACAGGTTGTAAATTCACTGATGGATAAGATTGCTTCTAAATGCAAGATAGAAAACAAAGAAACTAATACAGGTGTTAAGGCGGACGAATTAATGGACCGTCTTTTTTTAATGAAAAATTGGAGGTAATTACAATGAGTAAGATTTTAGAAATGATTGAAAAACGTAATAAGGCTTGGGAGGGTGCGAAAGCATTCCTTGATAGCAAGAGAGATAAAGACGGCCTTATTTCTGAAGAAGATGCTTTAAGCTATGATGAAATGGAAAAGAAAGTCCATAACTACAGCTTAGAAATTGAGCGTCTACAGAAGATTGAGGAGATGGATAAAGAACTATCTAAGCCTCTGTCTGATGCTATCGTAACAAAACCAATGAAAGTGGATGATAATCCGGAGAAAAAGGGAAGAGCATCCGATGAATACAGAAGGGATATGCTTAAGGCAATCAGAAGTAACTTTAAGCAGGTTACAAACCTTTTGCAGGAAGGAGTGGACACTGATGGAGGATATCTTGTTCCGGAGGAATATGATAAGAGACTGATTGATGTATTAACGGAAAATAACATCATGAGAACTCTTGGAACAAAGATTACCACATCCGGACTTCATAGAATTACGGTGACTGCAACAAAACCTGCAGCACTTTGGGTTGAAGAAGGGGGCAAGATTCCATTTGACGATGCAACATTCGGTCAGATTACCATTGATGCCTTTAAACTTGCTGTGGGAATTAAGATTACAAATGAACTTTTATATGACAGTATGTTCCCACTTGAAAATTATATTATTGAGCAGTTTGGTAAGGCAATCGGTAATGCCGAGGAAGATGCGTTTCTTAATGGCGATGGAAAGAAAAAGCCACTTGGAATTTTCCATAAAGATGGTGGTGCAATTAGTGATGTAACAACAGCAGGAGCAACTATTTCATCTGACGATATTATCAGTCTCGTGTATGCACTTGGAAGACCATATCGTCAAAAGGCTAAATTTATTATGAATGACCAGACCATTGCCATCATTAGAAAACTGAAAGATGGTAACGGAAACTATATGTGGCAGCCTTCCATTAAAGAAGGAGAACCGGATAGACTGCTTGGTTATCCTATTTTCACATCAGCGTATGCACCTCTTGTAGAAGCGGGAAAACCTGCCATTGCATTCGGTGATTTTTCTTATTACAACATTGCAGACAGAGGAACAAGGTCTATGCAGGAACTTACGGAGCTTTATGCTGAAACAGATACGACAGGCTTTATTGCAAAGGAAAGAGTGGATGGAAAACTGATTCTTCCTGAGGCGGTTCATCTTTTAACTATTAAAGCAAAATAAAGGAAGGGGGTGCTAGTTATGGTTGTAAGTCTTGATGAAATGAAAAACTATCTGAGGGTGGACACAAGTGAAGATGATGACTTAATTAGCGCCCTTATAAAGTCTTCTGAGAAGATGTGCCTTGCAATTGCAAGAAAAGAGGAAGATGAAATCATTATTGAAAATTTTGAAGAATACAAGGTGGCAGTGCTATATGCTGCCGCCTATCTTTATGAACATAGAGAAGAGGCAGACCATCATGAGCTAACGATTACACTTAGATCCATGCTATTTGGAGTAAGAAAGGCGGAATTTTAATGAAGATATCACTACTAAATGAACGCATTGAACTTCAAAAAAGCTCGGTAGAAGTAGATAACATTGGAAATCACAAAAATGTGTGGAGTAAGTATTATTCCTGCTATGCAACTATCAGCTGTGAAAGCCCAAAGGAAGAAACAAGCAGTGGTGCTATATGGGATGAAAGCAAGATTGACTTTACCATTCGCTATAGTAAGGAAGTATCGGTCTTATCTTCCGTTGGTTATAGAGTTATTTTTCATAATTACATTTATGAAATTGATGGCATAGACCATATGAATTACAAGAAGAAGAGTATAAAACTTCACTGCAGGAGAGTGGAAAGATGAGTAAGGTAAAAATTGACAGTCTTTCATCTGAAGTGATGAAGGAACTTGAAAAATATGCTGATGTTACAACTGAAAATGTGAAAAAAGCAGTTCAAAAAGCCGGAAAGACAGTGCGTGATGAAATAAGTGCGAATGCTCCAAGTGATACAGGTAAGTATTCTGAAAGCTGGACTGTGAAAACTGTGAGAGAAACATCCAGTAGTCTAGAACTTGTAGTTCATTCAAGAAACAAATATCAGCTTACCCACCTTCTTGAATTTGGTCATGCAAAGCGTGGTGGAGGAAGAGTATCTGCAAGACCACATATAGCAAATGCTGAAGAAAAGGCAATAAAGGTATTTGAAGAAGAGATAAAGGAGGCTATTTCCAATGGATAGGTTACTAGAAATTATAAAGCATATAGGACTTCCAAATGCATATCATCACTTTGCAGAAGGGGAATCACCAGAGCCGCCTTTTCTTATTTATCTACTGCCAGCAAGTGATAATTTTTCAGCAGACGGAAGAGTGTATTTTAAAGCAAATGAAGTTCATATTGAAGTCTATACAGATTACAAAAATCTAGAGATAGAAAAGAAGGTAGAAGTCGTACTTGATGAGTACGGCATTTTTTATAACAAAACAGAAGTTTATATAGAGTCAGAAAAACTCTACGAAGTCTTATATATTTTTGAAATGGAGGAAGAAAATCATGGGAAATAAAGTGAAATATAACCTTAAAAATGTTCATGCAGCAAAACTTAAAAAATCAAGCGAAGGGACATTTTCTTATGAAAATCCTAAAGCAATCCCAGGGGCGGTAAGTATCAGCCTTGAAGCCGAAGGAGAATCCAGTCCTTTTTATGCAGATGGTATTGTATATTTTAGGTCTACTGCCAATAACGGATATAGCGGTGATCTTGAGATTGCACTGATACCTGAATGGTTTAGAACGGAAATTTTAAAGGAAGAGCTTGATAAAAACGGAGTACTTGTAGAAAAGGCAAATGTATCAGAAACAGAAAAGTTTGCACTCTTATTTGAATTTGACGGTGATATCAATGCAATTAGGCACGTCCTATATAATTGCTCCGCATCTCGTCCGTCCATTGAATCTGAAACAAAGGAAGATACGATTGAACCTGGAACAGAAACGCTATCACTTACAGCAGATCCAAGAGAAGATGGACTTGTAAAATCAAGAACTGGAGATACTACATCGGCTGATACCTATGCTAATTGGTATAAGAGCGTTTATATTCCACAGGCTAATTCTGAAACACCAAAGCCAGCAGGAAAATAAGGAGGGGAAATATGCTTGAGAAAACAGTAAAAGTAGGAGAGGCTGATGTAAAGTTTCGTTCATCTGCTACAATCCCTAGACTGTATAGAATTAAATTTAAAAGAGATATTTTCAAAGACCTCTCAAAGCTGGAGAAAACATTCAAGGCCAATGAAGGGTCTTTTGAAATTGATGACCTTGAGATATTTGAAAATGTAGCCTACATCATGGCTTACCATGCAGATAGAAGTATTCCAGGAAACATTGATGATTGGCTCGACCAGTTTGAAATGTTTTCTATTTACGAGATTCTGCCAGAAATTCTTGAGCTTTGGGGAGCAAACCTTGAAACGGAAGTTCAGTCTAAAAAAAACTTCCAAAAAGTAGCAGGGAAATGACAACAGCCCTATTTCTACTAAGATGCGTGGAAATAGGGATAAGCGTTTCAGAACTTGATTTACTTACAATTGGAATGGTACTAGATATTTGGACTGAAAAAGCAAATGATGGTGTGAAATATAGCAAGGTAGCAGGTCAAGCTGAGTTTGATAAATTCTAATTTAAAGTCTTGAGTATTTTTGGTATAATGGGGGGGGTAATAAATAAAAGACAAATTTGAATTTGTGGGAGGTCTTTTGATTGATTGTAGAGGAATTTTTGAAGGCTATATTATCACAGAATGCTGCAAATTTGAGAAAGTATTTTCACGAGAATGCTCTAATAAAATGGCATTGCACTAATGAGTTGTTTACCGTTGAAGAATATATCAAAGCAAACTGTGAATATCCTGGTGATTGGGATGGAGAAATAGAAAGAATCGAAAAAATCGATGATATAATAATCTTTGCTTGTCGTATATTTCCTGTGGATAAAAGTGCATTTTTTCATGTCGTAAGTTTCATACAATTAAAAGATGATTTGATATTTAAGATGGATGAATATTGGGCGGATGATGGATTAGCACCGGAATGGCGTCGGAGAATGAAAATAGGAAAACCTATTCGATAAATCCCAGTTTGTCGAACTGAATACAACAAATAACTAAGACATTTACAAAAAAGTAGATGTCTTTTTTCATGCCCATTTTTAGAAAGGAGGGGTTAAAGTGGCCAATAGAATAAAAGGTATTACTGTTGAGATTGGTGGAGATACTACTGGTCTTGATAAAGCCTTAAAAGGTGTGAATTCTACAATTAAATCAACGCAGTCACAACTTCGTGATGTGAACAGGCTATTAAAACTTGATCCTTCCAACGCAAAGTTGCTTGCTCAAAAACAACAGTTACTTCAAAAGGAAATCTCTGAAACAAGTGAAAAGCTTAATGCCTTAAAGGAAGCAGACAAACAAGCAAAAGTTCAGCTTGAAAATGGAGAACTTGGTCAAGATAAGTATGATGCCCTTCAAAGAGAAATTATCGAAACAGAAAATAATCTGAAATCTCTACAGGAAGAAGCAAAAAAAGTACCATCAGCATTGTCTGTTTCTATGAAAGAGGCAGGAGATAAAATTAAAGAAGTTGGAGATAAGACTACCGAAGTTGGTAAAGGTCTATCTACTCATGTTACAGCACCTATCGTAGCGATGGGTGCTGCTTCTTTAAAGGCATTTAATGATGTTGATGCTGGTATGGATATAATTGTCCAAAAAACAGGTGCGTCAGGTAAAGCCTTAAATGAAATGCAAGATAGCATGAAAAATCTTGCGACTTCAATTCCTACAGATTTTGAAACAGCAGGTGCTGCTATTGGTGAAGTAAATACTAGATTTGGTCTTACCGGTAAAAAGCTAGAAGAACTTTCTGGTAAATTTATAAAATTTGCTCAGCTTAATAATACAGATGTATCAACAGCCATTGATAATACGCAGAAGGTTATTTCTGCTTTTGGACTTAAGGCAGAAGATGCAGGAACTTTACTTGATACCATGAATGCTGTAGGTCAAAGAACTGGCATCAGTATGGATACTCTTGCGAGGAGCATGGTCACAAACTCTGCAGCACTTCAGCAACTAGGATTTTCTGCAAGTGATGCTGCGAACTTCTTAGGAAATGTTGAAATGTCCGGTGCAGATACTTCACAGGTTATGACAGGACTTACAAAGGCACTTGCTACTGCTACAGCTAATGGAAAGCCAATGAAAGAGGCCCTTAAAGATATTCAAGATAGCATGGTAAATGCAAAATCTGATACTGAAGGCTTAGAGGCTGCCTATGAACTCTTTGGTAAAAGAGCAGGCGGGGCAATTTATCAAGCGTGTAAGAATGGTTCACTATCTTTCGAGGAACTAGGGACATCATTAAAGGACAATATTGGAAATGTAGATAGCACATTTAATGAAACCTTAGATCCAATTGATAAGTTTCAGACCTCTCTTAATAGCTTAAAGATAGTAGGAGCTGATGTTGGTAATTCGCTTATGACAGTTCTTGCACCGATGCTTACCAAGTTCTCAGAGATGATGAAATCCTTAAATGAAAGGTGGAATAGTCTATCTCCTGGTATGCAAGATGCCATTGTAAAAATTGCTCTTATTGCAGCAACCGTGGGGCCGGTTCTAGTTGTAATAGGAAAAGTCATCACAGCAGTTGGAACAATTACATCTGCACTTGGTGGACTTATAGGACTACTTGGAGGAACAGCCACCGCGACTACAGCAGTGGGCGTTGCAGGAGGTGCAAGTGCAGCAGGAACAGCAGCCGCAGGTACTGCCGCTGGCGGGGCAGCAGTTGGCTTTGGAGCACTTAATGTTTCACTTCTTCCAATTATAGGAATTATTGCAGCTATCATAGCAGCAGTAGTGGCCATCATTGCCATTATAAAAAATTGGGGTGCTATTACAGAATGGTTCAAAGGCTTATGGGAAACAGTGTCCACTGCAATCATGAGTATTTGGCAGAATATATCCGACTTCTTTAAAGGAATATGGGAAGGTCTAGTTAGTATCTTCACTACAGTTTGGGAAACTATAAAAAATGTACTTACTGTGGCACTGATGTTTATTGTAGAACTTATTACTGCTTACTTTGAACTAATCACGCTTCCATTTAGATTTATTTGGGAAAACTGCAAAGAAACCATTATGGCTGTGTGGGAGGCTATAAAGACTGTAGTAAGCACTGCGCTTGATGCTATTTTGCAGGTTATTACAACCATAATGACTGACATTTCTACTTTTATAAGTACTACATGGAATGCTATAAAAACAGTCGTTACTACTGTAATAAATGCCATTTTATCTGTGATTACATCTATTTTTAACATCATAAAAAATGTAGCTACTACAGTTTGGAATGCAATTAAATCAGTTATTTCTACTGTGGCAGATGGGATTAAGAATAGGGTAAGTTCAGTTTTTAATGCTGTATCAAGTATTGTAAGTTCTATATTTAATGGAATCAAAAGTACTGCAGTATCCATTTGGAATGGTATAAAGAGTGCTATTGTTACACCAATTGAGGCTGCAAAGAATAAGGTTAAAAATGTGGTGGATGCAATTAAAGGTTTCTTTGCTGGTATTAGCTTAAAGCTGCCACATATTAAACTTCCTCATTTTAGCGTTACAGGAAAATTATCCATTATGCCACCATCAGTTCCACACTTGTCTATTAACTGGTATAAGGAAGGTGGAATCATGAAAAGTCCCACCTTGTTTGGAATGAATGGTAGCTCACTGATGGCAGGAGGAGAAGCAGGACCTGAAGCAATTCTTCCTCTTAGAGGTTTCTATAATCAGCTTGAAAGAATGCTAGATCAGAAACTTAATACTTCAGGAATGGAAAAGTATCTATCTATTATTGCTGATAATAGTACCAAGGGAATTTACCTGGAAGATGGAACTTTAGTTGGTCATCTTCTTCCTGAAATTGATAAAGGCCTAGGAAAACTTGCATTAAGGAGGGAGAGAGGTTGATAAGTGTAATTATTGATGGAATAAATATCTGTGAAAAATATAAGGTGACACTTGAGAGTTTTGAAATTGGTATGCCAGAGCCAAAACTTGTAAAGGTTCAAATTCCAGGAAGAGATGGAGAACTAGATATGAGTGAAGCCTTAAGTGGATATATTAATTATGGTAATAGAGAAATTACGATTCAGCTTGGTATTACAGGAGATGACAAGGTGAGCGAGAAAAAGAAACAGCAAGTACTAGTGCTTACTGCAGGTAAAAAAGTTAAACTAAGTTTTACTCATCTTGATGGATATTTTTTAGGCAGATGTACTCCAGTTTCAATAACTAGAGAGTTTGCTCATCATACGCTTACCCTGTCTTTTTCATGTGATCCATACAGGTATCAAAATACTGAGACAGTAGAAACAAGAAACCTAACAGAAACGCCTATTAATTTAATCTGTGTTAATACCATTATGCCGGTTTCACCAACCATTGAAACCAGTGCAAATGCGAAGGTTAGGTTTAAAGATAAGACATTCGATCTTCAAGAGGGAGTACACAGGCTAGGTATTGTGTTTAGTGAAGGAAGAAATACATTAAATGTTAGCGGAAGTGGAACAATAAAAGTGAAATATAGGAGGGGAGAAATGTAATGTATAAAATTTATAGCGATAAAGAACTTATTTATGATCCGTCAAATCCAGAATACATGATTACAGAAGGAAACCTCAAATTAGAACTTAACACTTCCGGGATGCTTACCTTTACGATTCCAAAGGATAATCCAAGCTACGGAAGAATAAAACTAATGAAGTCTATCATCACTCTATATGACGATGATAGGCTTCTTTTTAGAGGTAGAGCTTATGCTCCAACAATAGACTTATTTTGCAATGACCAGGTTGAATGCGAAGGAGAGCTTGCTTTCTTTAATGATAGTGTTCAGCCACCTTTTAATTATGAGGTAGGTGATGTAAAAACACTTTTTACAAAAATCATCGAAAATCATAATGCCAGTGTATCGGAAGATAAGAAATTTTTAGTAGGAAATGTTACTGTCACGAACAATACTTCTGAAGGAAATATTGTTCGCTCATCTATAGAATATCTTTCAACCTGGGATGTTCTAAAAGAGAAGTTCCTAAAGCTTTTAGGAGGATACCTTTGGATAAGGCATGAAGGAACTAAGATCTACATTGATTATCTTAAAGACTTAAACTTCATAGGAAATCAAGAAGTGACGCAGTGTATAAATTTGATTGACGCTAAAAAAGAAGTTACTTCAGACAATCTTGCGACAGTGATTATTCCTCTTGGCGCAAGACTTAAAAACGATGATGGAGAAGATACAAATGAATATCTTACTCTAAAAAAATTAACAGGAAAGATTACAGTTGAAGATAAAAAAGGAATTGAAAGCTATGGTCTTATTACAAAAGTAGTCCACCATGAAAACATAACGGATGCGACTAATCTATTAAAGGCTGGACAGAGAGATCTAGCAGAGGCATTAGGTGTTACAACTACAATAACTCTTTCAGCAGCAGATCTTTCAAGGGCGGGATATAAAGTCTCGCCTTTTTCAATTGGAACATATATCCCTGTAAAAGTATCAAATCTATCTATAGATAAGAAGATGATTATTAAATCCATTTCTATAGATCTTCTTAGTCCTGAAAGTAATAGCATCACAATTGGTAGCTCAGAAAGGTCATTTACGCAGGAACAAATCAATACCAAAGAAACAATCAAAACTGTAAATAGAAATCTAGAAGAAAGTATTAAAGCTGCTAGTGCAGTGGCTACAGTTCGTGCTGTAAGAGAGGCAAACTCTAACATTAATCAGTCTGCAGAACAAATTAGAAGTGAAGTATCAGATGCCTACTATAACAAGGAAAAAGCTGATGAATTATTAGAGTCCATCAGAACCATTATTACGCAGACTGCAAGTGGTATAGAGCTAACCTTCAATCAATATAAATCAGAGCAAGCCAAGATTAATGGTGATACATCAAACAGATTTGCTGAAATTACGAAATATATAAGATTTGTTGATGGAGATATTTTGCTGGGTGAAGAAGGTAATCCATTAACTCTTCGAATAGAAAATGACAGAATTAATTTTATAGAAAATGGTGCAAGTAGTGCTTATTGGCAGAATAGAAAATTCTATGCAGTGGACGGTGAATTTATTAATAGTTTGAAGCTTGGAAAGTTTGCCTTTATTCCAAGGCCAACTGGGAATTTAAGTTTTACAAAGGTGGTGGATTAAATGGCAAGCAGTGGTTCATTTAGTACAAGTAGTTATGATGTACGATATTTAAATTTTTATTGGAGCGTAGCTAGTCAATCAATAGATAGCAATCAAACGGTGATAAATTGGAGCCTTAAAGGAGGTGGTGGCAATAGCTATTCATGGTACATGGCAGGTAATTTTAGAGTAGTTATAAATGGTTCTGTAGTGTATAGTTCATCTTCAAGAATACAACTTTACAATGGAACAACTGTAGCTAGTGGTTCATTTAAAATTAATCATAATTCAGATGGCACTAAGAGTTTTAGTGCAAGTGCAGAAGCGGGGATTTACACATACGCAGTTAATTGCTCAGGCAGCGGTTCATGGTCATTACCTACAATTGCAAGGGCTACTCAGCCAACAGTTAGTAAAACAAGTGCTACATATGAGGATCAAATTGTTATTAATCTTCCAAGAGCATCTAGTAATTTCACACATACAATTCAAGCAGGTGTTGACGGAAAACTATCTTTTATGAATATTGCCACAGGAGTAGGAACTTCATATACTTGGACAATTCCAAAAGACTGGGCTAAGTATCTACCAACTAAATCTCATAAAATTAGAGTTAGAGCAATAACCTATTCTGGAAGTACGCAAATAGGTACGAAAGAAGCCAGGTCAATAAGTGTTTCACCTACATCAGATATGAAACCTGTAGTATCAATCTCTCTTTCTGATGATATGAAATATAAGGATAAATATGGCGGTTTTGTAAAAGGACAGTCAAAGATTAGAGCAAAATTAACTGAAAAGTTATATGCTGGAACGACTGTAAGCTCAAGGTCACTGTCTTTAAATGGTGTTAACTATCAAACTTCAGAGCAGGTTTCTGAGGTGATTATAAGTACTTCACAGACTATAAGTGCATCAGTCACAGATGCTCGTGGTCTTACAGGATCTACTAGTGTAAAGCCAACGGTTTATGATTGGTTTATTCCAAAGATAGGAATATTTCGTGCTGAAAGATGTAACTCAAGTGGAAGTAGTGATGAGGTCGGTAATTATATTAGACTTGATTATTCGGTTGAAGTTGCACCTGTTAATAACAAGAACGCTAAGTCTTTAAAGTATGGATATAAGAAACAATCAGATACTTCATGGACAATAAAGGATATTGCACTAAGTAGCTATTCAAAATCTGGAAATGTAGTCATACCTGCAAGTGGAGAGTATTCCTGGGATGTAAAAATTGACGTAAAGGATGATTTTACAACAGCTACTTTGTCTCTAAAAGTTGGTACTGCCTATGTGCTTATGGATTTTCATAAGTCTGGAAGAGGAATAGCTATTGGTAAGGTTTCAGAGCGAGAGAAGATGTTTGAAATTGCCAGAGATTTTGAAGTTAAGCTGAAAGGTGAAACTATAGAAACCTATATTAAAAACCAAATATTAAAGTCTTATCCCGTAGGAAGTATTTTCATTACGACTAATAATGTTAATCCATCAAATTTTATAGGAGGAAAATGGAGCAGGTTTGCTAAAGGAAGAACTTTAATCGGGGTTGATGAAAATGATGCTGACTTTAAGAACTCTAAAAAGACTGGGGGAAGTAAAGATCTTCCATTACCTTTAGTTGGTGAAATGGGGTATGGAACTGGAAAGGGATATTTTTTGAACACAACCACAATGACAAAGTATGGTAGCACAGGTAGAGGATGGGATATCCGGGCTAGTAATGAAATTAAGCCGAATGTGAGAAAACCTACCAATTACAATAAATTAGAGCCATACATTACAACATATATTTGGGAAAGGATTAGTTAGTAGCAGCTAGAAATAGCTGTTTTTTTATTACAAAGGAGGAATTTAATATGAAAGAATTTTGGAGTATGATCCAGCTTGCTTTTGCTGGAGTTGGAGGATGGCTTGGATATTTTTTGGGCGGGTGTGATGGACTTATCATCGCACTCGTTTTATTTGTAGTCATTGATTACATCACAGGGGTGATGTGTGCTGTGGTAGATAGGAAATTATCCAGTGCAGTAGGATTTAAAGGCATCTTTAGAAAGGTGGTTATTTTTATGCTTGTTGGTATTGCTAACATCATTGATGTGCAGGTGATTAAGTCTGGAAGTGTACTAAGAACCGCAGTGGTTTTCTTTTACCTTTCAAATGAGGGTCTATCACTTATTGAAAACTCCGTTCATCTAGGACTACCTGTTCCTGAAAAGCTAAAGGCAGTATTAAAGCAGCTAAACGATAAGGAGGAAAATCATGAGTAACAGTTCATTAGTTAGTATAGTAAATTACAGTCCAAACCATAGTGGACGAAGAAATCAGCCCATTACAAAAATTGCTATTCACCATACAGCTGGCGCTGTGAGTGCAGCAACTATCGGTCAGATTTTTAAGCCGACTTCAAGACAGGCATCGTGTAATTATGGAATCGGAAATGATAACAAAATCGTTTTATGTGTAGATGAGAGTAACCGCTCTTGGTGTACATCATCTTCTTGGTGTGATAACAGAGCCGTCACTATTGAAGTAGCCAATTCAAGTAACGGAGGCAATTGGCCTGTAAGCGATAGAGTGCTTGCTACCTTGATTGATTTAGTTACGGATATCTGTAGAAGAAATGGCATCAAGAATTGTACCTATACAGGTGGAAAAGATGGCGTATTACAAAAACATGAGTGGTATGCGGCTACCAACTGTCCAGGACCTTATCTTGGTAGCAAATTTACCTACATTGCAAGTGAGGTCAACAAAAGACTACATGGTGGAAGTTCAGCATCACCAGTGACACAAGGCTCATCTTTATATAGGGTGAGAAAGTCATGGTCTGACGCAAAGAGTCAAAAAGGTGCATTTAGAAATTTAGATAATGCAAAGAAGTGTGCCAATGCAAATCCGGGATATTCTGTATATGATGCAAACGGAAATGCCGTATATCCAGTAGCAAACGCACCATCAAAGAGCATTGATAGCTTAGCAAGAGAGGTAATTGCAGGAAACTGGGGTAACGGACAGGATAGAGTTAACCGACTAAGAGCAGCAGGCTATAATTACAATGCTGTTCAAAATAGAGTAAATGAAATCTTATCTGGAAGTGCAAGTAAACCTGCTGGAAAATCCATTGACACCTTAGCACGTGAGATTATCCGAGGTGATTGGGGTAACGGACAGAATCGAAAAAATAGACTTGAAAGAGCAGGATACGATTATAACGCAGTGCAAAGACGAGTAAATGAACTCTTATAACTAATGACAAACAATGCCTACTTTAGAGAAATCTAGGGTAGGCATTATTTTTTTTGAAATTTTTTATAAATACCGTCAGATTTTACCTTCTCCCAAGGCTACCTAATAGAAGGGCAAAAGAAAAGTTCTTCAGAAACGGAGGTAGAAAAATGAAACATAAACTTTTAATCAGTGTTTCAAAAGAACCAAAAGCAGATGGCTATGCAAATTGCAAGACCATTAAGCTAAGGGAAAGACTTATCAGATTCTTTCTTGGAAAGAAATCAGACATTATGGTTTTTATTCCAAGCAATAGGATTGATGAGATTTCCATTCAAAATGAAGGGGGTGAGAGATAGTGGATACCAAACAAAAATATGAATTAATGATGGATGCGTCAAAATTACTTAGGTCATTGTCTGATGTAGTAGAGTCAATTGCAATTGCCAATAAGGATACTACTTATATTGAGGCAGATGCAAAAGTTATTGAGGAAAAGCAAGCAAAGGCTTTAGTGGAAGATAAGAAATTGAACCTTGAAGATGTAAGGTCAGTTCTTGCAAAACTCAGTCAACATGGGAAAACTGCAGAGGTTAAAGAGCTGATTGTTAAGTTTGGCGGAACGAAGTTATCTGATGTACCAAAGGGAAACTACAGTCAGCTATTAAAAGAAGCGGAGGAAATCAAAATTGACTAGACACGCAATTTTATCTCCATCAAGCTCCCATAGGTGGCTGAACTGTACACCAAGTGCAGTGCTTGAGATGGAGTTTGAAAATACCAGTTCAGCAGCAGCCGAGGAAGGAACAGCGGCACACTCCTTTTGTGAGCATAAGCTGAAAAAGGCATTGAAGATGCGAAGTAAAAGACCTGTATCCGATTATGACTCAGACGAAATGCAGGAATGTACTGATGCCTATGTGGATTTTGTTTTGGAGCAATATGAATTAGCCAAACAGAAATGTAAGGATCCAGCTATTTTGATTGAACAGAAAGTGGATTTTTCAGAGTATGTTCCAGATGGATTCGGAACGGCAGACTGCTTGATCGTTTCAGATGATACGCTTTCCATTATTGACTTTAAGTATGGACAGGGAGTTTTAGTAGATGCATATGACAATTCACAAATGAAATGCTATGCACTTGGAGCACTGGCAATTTATGAGAGCCTATATGACATAAAGGAAGTCAGTATGTCAATCTTTCAGCCTAGAAGAGAAAATGTGTCTACTTGGATAATCGCTACAGAAGAACTAAAGAAGTGGGCAGAGCAAGTTCTAAAGCCTAAAGCAGAGCTTGCTATTAAAGGCGAGGGAGAATATTGCTCAGGTGATTGGTGCAAATTCTGTAAGGCAGCAGTTAGATGTAGAGCAAGGGCTGAAGAAAAGCTGAAACTTGCAAAGGATGAGTTTAAACTACCACCACTATTAACAGATGCGGAAGTTGAAGAAATCTTAGTTGTTATTCCGGATTTGACTTCATGGGCAAATAGCATCTTAGCATATGCAACAGATATGGCGGTCAATCATGGTAAAGAGTGGGATGGCTTTAAGGTTGTAGAGGGTAGGTCTGTAAGAAAGTATAAGGATGAAAATGCAGTAATAGAAAAGGCGAAAGAAAATGGCTATTCCGATATTTTCAAGACCAGCCTAATCACACTCACTGAAATGCAAAAACTAATGGGAAAGAAGAAATTTGAGGAAATTCTAGGTGACCTCATTATCAAACCACCTGGAAAGTTGACGCTTGTACCAAACTCAGATAAGCGTCAGAAAGTAAATGTAACAAATGCTAAAAACGAATTTAATGAAATAACGGAGGAAAATTAAAATGGCAAATATTAGTAGAACAAAGGTAATCACAGGAAAAGACACAAGACTTTCATATTTTAACGGCTGGGAGCCAAAATCAATCAATGGAGGGCCTGAAAAGTATAGTGTATCTCTTCTTATTCCAAAAAATGATAAAGAAACAATTTCTGCGATAGAAAAGGCAATTGATGCTGCAATCGAAGAAGGAATCGGGAAGTTTGGAGGAAAGAAACCAAACAAGGCTGCAATTAAACTTCCACTTCGTGATGGGGATATTGAGCGTGATGATGAAGCCTATAAAGGTCATTATTTCATCAACGCAAATAGCGTAACAGCACCTCAAATTGTAGATAAAGCTGTAAAACCTATCCTTGATAGAAGTGAAGTATATTCAGGTTGTTATGCTCGTGTATCAATCAGCTTTTATGCTTTTAACTCAAATGGTAATAAGGGAATTGCCTGTGGACTTGGAAACATTCAAAAGATTAGAGATGGTGAGCCACTTGGTGGAAGAAGTAATGCGGCTGATGATTTCACAAGCCTAGAAGATGATGACTTCTTGGCATAGGAGGTCATTATGACATTAATTGATTGGTTTATCGCTATTTTCATCGGCACATGGCTTTTGGATTTTGTAGCAAAAACACTGGTAAGTCTTTATCTAGACATCAGAGAAAAGATAAACAGCAAGTAACATGGTGGGTGGCACTAATCTGCCACCCTTATTTTTATTGGAGGTGATGAAGATGGAAACTATCAGTATTGACATTGAAACCTATAGCAGCGTAGACCTTAAAAAGTGTGGTGTATATAAATATGCCGAATCCGATGATTTTGAAATACTCTTATTTGCTTACAGCGTTGATGGTAGTGAAGTTAAAGTCATAGATTTAGCAAAAGGAGAGGAAATTCCTTCTGAAGTTTTATCTGCTCTTACGGACGAAAGTATAAGTAAATGGGCATTTAATACACAGTTTGAGAGAGTTTGTCTATCAAGGTATTTAAGGGATAAAGGTATCAGTCTAGATCCTTTTTATGATAATCATGAGCTTAGTACATCAAAGGCAATGTTTTTAAGTCCGACTTCTTGGAAATGCACCATGATTTGGTCTGCAACACTAGGACTTCCATTATCTCTTGAAGGAGTAGGTGCTGTGCTTGGACTTGATAAGCAGAAACTAAGCGAAGGGAAAAATCTAATTAAGTATTTTTGTGTACCCTGCACTCCGACAAAAACTAACAGAGGAAGAACAAGAAATCTGTACTTTCATGATGAAGAAAAATGGGAACGATTCAAAGCATATAACAAGCGTGATGTGGAAGTAGAAATGGGAATTCAAGCAAAACTATCAAAGTTTCCTGTTTCAGAAGATATATGGGATGAGTTTTATCTAGACCAGGAAATCAATGATAGAGGAATAGCTATTGATCCAGTTCTTGTTGATTCGGCAATCAAATTAGATACTGGTGTAAAGGCTAGTCTTATGAAAAAGCTAACAGAAATTACCGGACTTGAAAATCCTAATTCAGTTCTTCAGATGAGAACTTGGCTATCGGAGCATGGGCTTGAAATGGAGTCTTTAGGCAAAAAGGAAGTAGCAAAAGAAATAAAGACTGCATCAGACGAACTAGTAGAAGTCCTTACTTTAAGACAGCAGTTATCCAAGTCATCAGTTAAGAAGTATACAGCCATGAAAAATGCTGCCTGCACAGATAATAGGGAAAGAGGAATGTTTCGTTATTATGGTGCAAACAGAACCGGAAGATTTGCAGGAAGACTTGTTCAGTTGCAAAACCTACCACAAAACCATCTGCCAGATTTAGCTGATGCTAGAGCACTTGTAAGGAATAAAAATGTAGATGCGATTGAAATGCTATATGAAGATATCCCAGATACCTTATCTCAACTGATTAGAACTGCCTTTGTACCTCAAAACAATAACAAATTCATTGTGGCTGACTTTTCTGCCATTGAAGCGAGAGTCCTTGCATGGCTTGCAGGCGAAAAATGGAGAATGAAGGTCTTTGAAGAAGGTAAAGATATCTATTGTTCATCGGCTAGTCAGATGTTTGGAGTTCCTGTTAAAAAGCATGGTATAAATAGTCATCTTAGGCAGAAAGGTAAAATTGCAGAACTGGCACTTGGCTATGGTGGCTCGGTAGGTGCCTTAAAAGCTATGGGAGCACTTGATATGGGACTTACTGAAGATGAACTTCAGCCACTGGTTGATGCTTGGAGAAGCTCAAATCCTATGATTACCAGTCTTTGGTGGGATGTTGATAGAGCGGTCAAAACCTGTATAAAGCAAAGAATATCAACGCAAACACACGGTATTAAATTTTCATGGAAAAGTGGATTCCTTTTTATTGAACTTCCTTCAGGGAGAAAACTCGCCTATGTAAAACCTAGAATTGGTGAGAACAGGTTCGGTGGTGAGTCAGTTACCTATGAAGGTGTCGGGAATGCTAAAAAGTGGGAAAGGCTGGAAAGTTATGGTCCTAAATTTGTAGAAAATATTATTCAGGGAACTGCAAGAGATATTTTGCTTTTTGCTATGAAGACATTAAGAAACTGCAAGATAGTAGCTCATGTCCATGATGAAATAATTATAGAGGCAGATAAAAGAATGAGCCTTGATGCAATTTGCGAGCAAATGGGAAGAACACCACCTTGGGCGAAGGGATTACTTCTTCGTGCCGATGGTTACGAATGCGAATTCTATAAAAAAGATTAATCGAAACGTCAGATTTTGACCTTTCTCAAGGCTACCTAATAGGAGGTAGCCTTTATGAATTTAGAAGAAAAAGAAAAGATAAAGAAACTAAGAGAAGAAGGTCTTGGCTATAAAAGAATATCAAATGAGCTTGGAATAAGTGTAAACACTATCAAGTCATTTTGCAGAAATAACAATCTGACTAGTGAATTCACTACCAAACAAATCTACTGTAAAGAGTGTGGAAAAGAAATTATACAAAAGGAGCACATCAAGAAAAAGATATTCTGCAGTGAGGAGTGTAAAAGAAAGTGGTGGAATAAAAATAGAACAAAACTGGATAAGACAAAACTAGAAGAATATACATGTCTTAATTGCCATAAACCATTTAAGGCCTATCCTCATGAAAACAGAAAATACTGCTGTCATACCTGCTATATAGAGGATAGATTTAGAGGCGGTGATGGTGATGAATAAAAAGGAACACGCTGAAATGATGTATCAATTATCTATCTCCATTGCTGTAAAAATGCTCAAAAATCACATTATAAATAAGGAAGAATTCGAAGAAATTAATTGTATCTTACTGGAAAAATATCATCCATTTATAGGGGAGCTTTTCTCACTAAATGACTTGATATATTAAGCGTTTAGAGTGATATATATACACTGACAAAGGAGGTAGACCAATGAAAAAAGTACAAAAAATCGATGTGAAAAAGTCACTCATTGAAACAAGAAAAAAGGTTGCTGCCTATGCCAGAGTATCTATGGAAACTGATAGACTTAAGCATTCCTTATCTGCACAGATAAGTTATTACAGCAAACTTATTCAAAATAATCCTGAATGGGAATTTAAAGGCGTTTATTCTGATTATGGTATATCAGGAACAAGCACAGCTAAAAGACCAGGATTTATGGAAATGATGGAAGAGTGTGAAAAAGGAAATATCGATATTATCCTTACAAAATCCATCAAGCGTTTTGCAAGAAACACAGTTGACCTTTTGGAAGTAGTAAGACACCTTAAATCAATGAGAATTGAAGTTAGATTTGAAAATGAAAACATCAATTCGTTAAGTGGTGATGGGGAGCTGATGCTTTCCATTCTAGCTTCATTTGCACAGGAAGAATCAAGATCCATTTCAGAAAACGTGAAATGGGGGACAGTAAAAAGATTTAAACAAGGAATACCAAACGGAAGATTTAATGTATTTGGATATGTTTGGGAAGGCGATAAACTCGTAATTGTAAAAGAAGAGGCTGAGATTGTAAGAAGAATATATTCAGAATATCTTTCTGGGAAATCAAGAATGCAGATTGAGAAGATGTTTGCTGAAGAAGGGATAACAACTAGGCGAGGCTATAGGTGGGTAGACTCTAATATAAAAGTAATCTTAAGAAACATCACTTACACAGGAAATCTGCTATTCCAAAAAGAATATGTAGTTGATCCAATTACTAAAAAGCGAAAGCTTAATAGGGGTGAACTACCTCAGTATTTTGTAGAAAATACACATGAGGCAATTATTCCAAAAGAAACCTATGACAAAGTGCAGGTTAAAATGGAAAGAAGAAGACTTGCAGGGGCAATAGGAAATCCTGCCATACCTACAACAGAAATGACTGGAAAGATACGATGCCCACATTGTGGTAAGAATTTTCAAAGTAGTGTTAGGAATTTAGTAAATGGGAAAAACAAGTATTGGGTTTGTGCTACAAGAAAAGCAGGACATGGTAATCCATGCCATACCGGGGATATAAACGATAGGCTAATAAAAGAAATTATCTGTGAAGTTTTAGAAATTGAAGAGTATGATTCCGAGCTTTTTACTAAAGAGATAGACCACGTTGATGTAATAGGAAAAGAAAAATTTATATTCTACCTTACAAATGGAAGAATAGTTGAAAAACCATATAGAAAGATAGATAGGAAGAAATATTTTACTGAAGAAGTTAGAGCAAAAATATCGGAGCAAAGAAAAAATAAACATAATTATCATAGAAAAAATCCAGCTACACCTTTCACAGGACTAATTGAATGTGATAGATGTGGTAATTCATTTAATGCTCTAAAAACAACACTAAAGACAGGGGAGAAAATAACATACCTTTCATGCAGAACAAAAAGAAGTGAATGCCCACATAACTCAATTCAAGAAGGAACGCTTAAAAAGCTATTATGTGAGGTGCTAGAACTTGATGAGTTTGATGAGAAGGTAATGGATGAAAAAATCCAAAGGATCTACATTGCAGATAATAAAGTAAGGTTCAAGTTCAAAGATAGCCACGAGGAAACAAAAGAATATCTTGAGAAAAAACGTGGTACTCCTTGGACTAAAGAAAGACGTGAAAAGCAGATTCCACAAATGCGTGAATACTGGAAAGATGAAAATCACAGAAAAGAAGCAAGCAAGAGAATGATAAAAATAAGGAGTGAGAAAGAATGGCCAACAAGAAAGTAACCACAATACCTGCAACAATAAGCAAATTTAATCTGGCTCCAATTAATGAAGTGAAAAAAAGAAGAGTTGCAGGATATGCCAGAGTATCAACGGATAGCGAAGAACAGCAAACTTCCTATGAGGCACAGGTGGACTACTATACAAACTACATCAAAAGCAGAGATGACTGGGAGTTCGTACAAGTTTATACAGATGAGGGAATATCAGCTACCAACACCAAAAAGCGTGATGGTTTTAAGCGAATGGTGAAAGATGCCCTTGATGGAAAGATAGACCTTATTGTTACCAAGTCAGTTAGCCGATTTGCTAGAAATACCGTAGATAGTTTGTCTACCATCAGAAAGCTAAAGGAACATGGTACGGAAGTATTCTTCGAGAAAGAAAACATCTGGACTTTTGATAGCAAGGGAGAACTGCTCATTACAATAATGTCCAGCCTTGCTCAAGAAGAATCAAGATCCATTTCAGAAAACTGCACATGGGGCCAAAGAAAAAGATTTGCTGATGGTAAGGTGACCGTACCTTTTGAAAGATTTCTAGGTTATGACCGTGGAGAAGATGGAAACCTAATTGTTAATCCTGAACAAGCAAAAGTTGTAAAAAAGATTTATAGACTTTTCCTTCAAGGGTACTCACCTTTTGGAATTGCAAAAGAGCTAACGGGTGAGGGGATATTAACACCCGGTGGGAAGAAGAAATGGTCAGCAAGAACAGTTGCAGCAATACTTAGTAATGAGAAATATAAAGGAGATGCACTACTACAAAAGTCATTTACAGTTGATTTTTTAACTAAAGAAAAGAAAAAGAACGAGGGTGAAATACCTCAATACTATGTAACAGGAAATCACGAGGCAATTATTCCACCAAGTACATTTGATAGGGTGCAGAGGTTACTAGAGCAAAGAAAAGCCGGCAAGAATCGAATTTCAAGCGTTAGCATTTACTCAAGCAAGATTAAATGTGGAGATTGTGGGTCTTGGTACGGGTCAAAAACATGGCATTCAACCAGTAAGTACCGTCAGAAGATTTGGCAGTGTAATCATAAGTTTGAAGAAAAATGTACTACGCCACATTTGACGGAAGAAGAGATACAAAAGCTATTTTTAGAGGCAGTTAATAAGCTAGTCAAGAACAAGAAGGAAATTATCAGTAACCATAAAGAAATGGCAAAGATAATCTTTGATACATCAGTACTTGAGAAAGAAAAGATTGAACTTGAAGAAGAATTAAATATAGTTGCTGAGCAGGTGAATGATTGTATAAACGAGAATGCTAGAAAAGTTCAAAACCAAGATGAGTATGAAATTAGGTATACTAGCCTAGTAAATAGGTTTAATGCTACAAAGACTAGGCTGGATGAAATCAAGCAGACCATCATAGAAAAACAATCCAAGCGTGATGAGGTAGAGGATTTTATACAAGAACTAGAAAAGCAAGAACTTATGACAGAGTTTGATAAAAATGTATGGCTTAGCATGGTAGACTACCTTACAGTGCATCATGATGGGAAGATTGAATTTACATTCCTTGATGGCAGCAAGGTAGAATTAAGTAGATAGAAAAGGAATTAAGGTTGTTGATAACACATCAAATATTTTCGATTTGATGTTGACAACTGATTTTTATTGGGTATATAATAAACACATCAAAAATATTTGATATGAGGTTAATTATGAAAAAATATGAAGAAAATGCTAAGGTATTTAAGGCTTTATGCGATTCTAAAAGACTAAAAATAATCGATATAATCAAAGACGAAGAAAAATGTGCTTGCGTACTCCTAGACAAGCTTGATTTATCACAATCAGGCTTATCATATCATATGAAGATACTTACAGATGCAGGATTGGTAAATGCAAGGCAAGATGGTAAATGGACACATTATAGTACTAGAGACAAAGGAATTGATGAAGTCATACAATTATTAAATGAATATCTAAAATAA